CGCCAACGCCTCAAGAGGTTGTCGAAGGACTGGAGGGCGTCACAGGGGGGGATGGCGTAACGGTCGGCTAATTGGCGGGTTGTGAGGAAGTCCGACATGATTATCCCATCAGAGCGATTTCGACGGCCCCGTACTTCTCAATCAGGTCGATCAGGCGTTGCGCCTCTTCTCCTCGTTTGTCACCACAGGCGGCGACGCCGCGCAGGAAGTCGAGTGCATCCGGCCCGACCGTCGTCCACTCCGCCGACAGGGAACCGTCATGATCCCACAGACACGGCGCCAGGATGAACTTCAACTGATAGCCCAGAAACTCCCCGTCGGGATTCTTGGGAAGGGGGCGCCAATAGAGATTCGTGCTCATCGACTATCCAGCATCGAATGAAAGTCGAACTGGCTCCGATCCGGCAACACCGACGCCAGTCCGCCCGGTTGCGCGTGGATCTCATCCCATACCTGTTGCGCAGCCTCATCGGCACTCTGCGCACCCGATACCGTCACCTGATAGCAAGAGGATTCCATCCCGACACCGCGGCGAAAAGAAACCGAGAGGCCGCCGGGTACGGGATGAACGATACAGCGAACGGCCCAGGCGGCCCACGGGCCGCGTACGATCCCCTCGGCGCGGTCGCGGTCGAAGCCGACTACAAAGGGTTTATTCATCTTTCCTCCTCCCCTCTCCTCGTTCGTACATACGGCATCAAACGCTGCACCGTCCGATCGTTGAGCACGTCAAGGGCATAGACGAGTTGCCATTCGTACCCGCAAAAGGCACAGATACTGTAGGTTTCGACGACACCCCCCGAACGCCGTTCCCGATCGTCACAACCGGTCAGAAAACTATCGTGCCCGCAATGGGGGCACTTCAGCAAAGGGACTTCAGGATCTTGAGTCTGCATCGGTCAAGGTTTCCCCGTACACCCCCTTGAACTCGGCCTCCTGAAGCGGGCGCATATCGCGCACCGTGAACGGAACCGTTTCGTCCACCAATGAATGACGGTATTTTCGCATCCGCGCGTCAAACTCTTCTTCCGTTTCATCCGGGGGCAGATGGAACCCGTCGCCGTGTTGAACGTTCCACTTGATAATCCACTCAAGGCGCTTCAGGCGGCATTCCAATTCGTCTATCATACCTGGCTATTTCTCCTCCGTCCGCCTCAACGCCTCCCTCATCCAGGCCAGATCCTCCTCCGTCATCGACGCCAGCAGATCCCCCAGGCCCGAATTGTGGACCGGGCCGGTGCCGGACTTGGGGCGGAGGGCGATCTCGGAGGGCATCACGAGGGCATGCCCGGCGAAACCGGCGTTGTCAATGTGCGTGACCGGCGTCACGTTGTCGAAGTCGAGGTTACGGAAACGGTCGGCGATCTCCGGTATCAGTTCCGGGCCGGCGACGTAACGGGGCGGTTCCGGTTGGGTTCGGATCGGCAGAACGGGCTCCTCGTAGGGGACGAAGAGGCGGACCATGCTCCCACACCCCATACATCGCTGCTGAACCGGGGGATGCTCGCCGTAGGTGTGCCCACAACCCGAGCAGATGTAAGCGCGCACAATCGTCGCCATCAGCGTTCAAACTCCCCCATCGGCCCCACCCGATACTCATTCACCGCCGACACCAGGAACTCGGCAACGACGTGACACGGCACCGCTTGCCCTCGATTCCCGAACGGGGGGGAAACGTACAGAACACATCGGTTATTCCCGTCACAAACCTGTGTGCCTCCCTCGTTCGTCTCCCCGACGCGCCAGGGGGACGGGAAGCGTTTCAGCAATGCGGCCATTTCTGCGGTCATGTTACCTCTTCCTTCTCCTCCCCTGCAGCGGCCTCTTCCGCCATCGCTATGAGGGCGATTACGAGCAAATCAATGGGTTCCATCGGCTTGCGTCTCCTTCCGCGCCGCGTCGATCGCCTCGCGTACCGTCCGAAACCCCGCGCCCCCCGCGGCACAGTTCGACAGGCCCCCGATCCCGTAGGTCCAACCGACGAAGTCCTGCCCCTTCACGTCGGCGTCCAGCCAATCCAGCCGTTCGGCATCCGCACTCAACTTCAGATACGTCCGGCTGGACTCGAAATATGTAACCTGCTCCCGCAGGCGTTCACACTCCTTCAGCCAATGGTGACGCTGTTGCTTGGTGAGTTCGTGTTCGGCACATTCGTCGACCAACTCAGCCTTCAACGTCTCCCTCTCATCAGAGTTTACCACATACCCCTGCAGTTCCAACTTCAACGCCGTGACGTCCGCCTCACGTTCGGCCAATTCTGTACGCGTGACCGCCAATTCCTTTTCAGCGCGTTCGGCTCGCGCCCGGTCCGTCTCCCTCGCCTTACGCCACTCCTCATAGTGTTTCCCGTTCATCGCAACGTAAGTCACGCCACCGGGATCGGGCATTCCGGGACGCACAAAACTATAGCCCGCCGCCTTATGGGAGGCTTCCAACTCCACAACCTGCGATTCAGCCTTCTGCGCCCGATCGCACCACTCATTACGTTGCCGTATCGTTACCCCCAACAAATCGTCTACGGCTTGCCCTAATTGCGTAGTTGTAGACGATACCGGCGCGTGGACGTGACCGTTCGCCTCCAACGCCTGAAATCGTTCCTGCGCGGCCTCCCAATCTCTCTGATAGCCCACCGACAGGTCATCCATGCGCCGCGTCAGTTCCGCGATCTCCTCTTCGAGATCCCGACTAGGACGGCTCCCTTCAATCGCCTCCAACGCCTCAATACGCAACTCAAGTTGCTTCAACATCCCCTTTGTAGCCGGTTGCCGTTGATATTCCGCCACGGGATCATAGACATCCTCACTCATTCCGGCTTCTCCCGATCGTGCTCCAGAAATGACCAGCGGTTGCCGTCCAGCAGTTGCTCCTCCAGCCGCTCGTCCATCACCGCCTTCCCCTCCGTTAGGATCCGGGTACGCAGGTCCTGGATGTGCTGATGCTCGCCCATCATGTATTGGGTCACCAGGGCGTGCAACATCATGGCGACGCTGAAGGCGGATAGGCGCTTATCCACTTCGACGATAAATGGCTGCGGTTGCCCGGTCTCGGGGTCGGGCTCTCGAAGTTCGAGAATCACGCGGGGATAACCGTCGCGTTGGAGGACGGAACGGATCTTGTCGTTGATGTCACTCATGGATACAGCACCTCCACCTGACGTATCAGTTCGGAGAGATCCCGATCCGGCGGCACCGTCGCCTGTAGCATCAGGACATAGGCGACCTCGATGGATTTACCCAGTGCCCGATGACATTGGTAGAGGCCCCGCAGAGAGGACTGTATCACTGGGAGATACTCCTGGATCTTCGACTCGACGGCCTCATCGGTGTGACAGATCCCGACGAGATGGTCGAAAGCCGAATGGCTTTTATTATCGTCACTCACGCGTCTCAAACTCCCTCCCGGCCAGCCACAGGCCGACACCCGACGCCAACAGTCCCCAACGCCAGCCGACGCAACTGAAGGCGGCCACGACGAAGACGAGCACCCCGACACCGCGCAGCAGGCAACCGCCCAGGACGACGGCGCCGCGCCATTGGCGTTCGTGTCGGGTCATCTTAGGGCCTCTTGTCCCTCGCCACAGCCTTCAAAAAGCGCGTCATTGCGTCCACCAGCGGGGTCAGATCCTCCGCCGGGACGCTGAAGTGAGATGTGCTGACATCGTACCAGATAGAACCGTTATCGGTCTTTTGAGGGACAGGTGCGGATTCCGCTTTAATCGTCTCTACCCGCTCCACGGCGGGGTCGAACTTCATCAAGGATGCCATCTTCCGTTCCAGTTCCGTCACGCGTTGGTACAGTTCGGAGAGACGATCCTCTTCGTATTCCGCGTGAGTGTTATCGCGTTCGTATTCGACACTCATCTTCCGGCCCCATTCCACCCGAACAGGCGCGGATCCGGGTCACTCGGATGCGCGACCTTTTCCTCCAATGCCAACACCCGATTTCGCAGATTCAACACCAGATCCTCGAAGCCGTCGATCCGGTGGCGCAGTTCACGCACTTCGTCGGCATTCGCCATTGGCGGATGCTTCCGTTCCTCCGAAGGGTGCGCACGCCCCGTTCCCTCCTGCATGATATTCACCTCATCCCCTCCGCGAATCCTCGCCAGCACTCCCCGCAACACCCCACAGAGGAGATGCGCCCCGGCATCGCTACGCACCCCGTACGCGTCCAGGGCCGACTCGCAGACGCGGGCGCAGCGTTCCCGCTCTTGGGCCACCGCCAACGATTCCAATATCGACCGCCCCGCATATTCCGTTGCCGGAATATGCGCCCCGTCGGGATGGCCGTACATCAACAGGTTCTCCGTACGCTTCTGTGACTCGGCCAGAATCTGCGCCGTCACCTCTCGGATCACGTCGGCATCGGCGTGCATGTGGATCACGGTCTTGCCATCCTCGGATTCGGCGGTGCAGAGAACATCGGGTTCCTTTGTCGCATACTCCGCCGGGTCGGTCTTCGGTTCTTCGTCTTTGCTCATCCCCGTAAACGCCCCCATGCCTCCCAGACACCCGCCGCCTTCTCCTTCAGGCGCCTTGACGTCTCCGGAGAGTATTCCATCACCTTCGCCTGGTGATCCAACTCTAAGCCGAACTGATAGAGGATGTCACGGCATCGCTCCCGCTCCGCCGCAATAATCCGTTCGGCATCATTGGCCGCGTGCCGATACTTGCGCCATCCCTCAACACGCTCCAGAGAGGGACGCGGGAAATTCTTCCCCAGATCCGTTCCGTCATACATCACGGCTGACTCCTCGGCCTCGTAGCCCTTCCATACCTCACATTGGGTTCCGCCCGCGCGTCCAGTTCGTCCCCGGCCTCATCCGCCAACCCGAAACGCTGGAAGTACAGGCGCAACTCCGCCGGCAACGCCCCGACCTGGACGGGCACCCCGCAACTCTGGCAGATCAGGTGCATCGGCGGCTTTCGCATCTCGTCGCCGCACAGACGACAATGCCACAGGTAAGGGGCGGTGTAGACGGCCCCGTCGGGGTGGGCCGTCCCCCCCTTCTGCCACGGGAGAGGTTCAGTCGGGCGTCTCGGCATCCTCTGCCCCTTCCATCATTGTATCATCATCCGTTGATACATCCCCCCATCCGCCCGGCTCCGGCAACGTCACACCCGCCAGCGTCTCCAGCCATCGCTTCAGTTGGGGCAGGCCGGCGTCACGACCGCACCAGAGCAATTTACCGTGATGCCGTCGCCAGCGCCATTCCTTGACGTCCGGCTTCTTCTTCAGGTCCAGAAGGGCAAGATGTTCCTGCCGCTGCTTCTCTCGGTGGATCGCCCCGACCAACAACTTCACCAGGAATGCGTTTCCTAAGACCGGAGCGGGTTCCTCACCGAACTTCGTGTTGATTGTCTCGTGTGCGTGCTCGAAGGCGCATTGAAGCTCCTTCGCCATCTCCTCCGTCACGACCACTGACAGCACCACACCACCGGGATAAGCCGTCGTCGGCAGACGCTTCAGTCCCTTAATCGTCTCCGCCTGCTGTCGGGCACGTTCAGCGCGATCTTCACTCATCGCCTATCCCCCGAATCTGATCGATAATGGCGAGACAGTCCAACTCCTGTTCCTTCTTCAGTAGCTGCCGCGCCATCAGACGGGCCTCCGCAGACGTCAAGCAGACCGATATGGAACCGATCCATAATTGAATCCAGCCGGGACAGAGTACCTTTACGGTAATCTCTATGCCATCCTCTGTCTTCATGTGTTGCCACCATAACGGTTCAGTCGGTCTTCGGGGCATTCTTCACCATCGCCTCCCTTATCGCATCGCGCAGATCCTCATGCCAACCCGGATGGGGGAGACCGACGTCGAATCCGCGCCGCTCGATACGCCCGTCCGGCCCCACGTACCAACACCAGACGACGGCGACGGAAGCGCGCGGATCGCGCCAGATGCGGGCGGAACTCGCCTGAAGCCAATCAAGGATCTCGGTGTCTGTCACCCCTTGATCCTCCCCCACGCGTCCCAGACCGCCGACGCCTGCGCCACCCTCACCTTCGTCACGACATCCTCCGCCCCGTGCGTCACGGCACGCTGAACCGCTTCGGCCATGTCAGATGACTCAACGGTCATTTCGTCTCCTGTCGGATAAAGATCACGCGTCGCTCGAACCCGAGCACCGCCGCCAGCCGCATCGACACCGCCCGACGTCCCGTAACGACGTCGTGGACGAACGTCGGCGCCTGTCCATTCGCGCGCGCCCACGGCGTCACGCCGCCGGCCTCGGCGCAGCGGCGCTTCAGGTCGGCCACAAGTTCGGCGCTATCGTATCCGTCTCCATTCTCGGTGGTTACGTTCATAGCCGACATTGTACGCGGATACGCGCAGGGTTGTCAAGCGTAGACATTTGTCGCGGCCCCGTTACCGTCTGGAATTTTAAAAACGACGGTCACTCGTGCGGCTCGTCTTCGTTGGGATTGGGGACGGATGTCCCTCACGGCTCCGACTCGGGCGACCATTCCTCCGTGCGTTGCTGCACTTCACTGAACCAGGAGATCACGTGAATGGGCAGTTTGGCTTCTTCCTCATCCGGCTCAAATTCGTTCAGGGCGCACGATAGGCGAGTCAGGAGCGTATACCCTTCCCGGTCGCTCTCGACGGATTCGATGGGAACGCGCACTCCGGCAGTTGAGACGGCGTAGACCCACAGATGTTTTTTACCGTCCCGAGCCTCAATGTTGCCGACCTTAAAAAGCACGACGTTATCGAGATTTAACAACTCGCCATAGTAAAAATCAAGGAATATCATGGACGTCCTTCTCCGTAATCGTGACGGTACCGCACGTCGGACAGCCGGTTCCGGCCTGACGCTTCGCCAATTCCCCGATCAGGCAATCATTAAGGTAGCGCCGTTCGGCTATCCGTCCTGCATGATACCCTACCCACACACCGAAAGCAAACACCCCGAATACAACAAAGAAGATTGTCAGTATCATCTTTTCGCCTCCCCCATCCCCGCCGGCAACTCCGGCAGCGGGCGCCAGTACCGCGCCCCCTCACCGGTCGGGTAACTCCACTCGCCGGACGGCCAATAACTCCCGATCTCGACGTACGGGGCGATCCCCTGCGAGTGTAGGCCGGGCAGCGCCAGCAGATAGTAGCCGGTGGCTTCCGGCGGATCCGTCATCAGTCTCCAGTCGGCGGCGTCCGTTTCCACCAGCGCCCCGTAATGGCCGCGCAAATCCTCTCTTCCTGCGTCAATATTTTGATTCTCCTCGGGCATTCCCGTAGTGCGGCCCCCGGTAGCCGACGCCGGGTTGCGGCCGGTTCGCGGCGCCGGCAATGGGGCGCTCGTAGCACAACGAATGCAACGCGCACGCAATGGCGAGGCTGCGGACCCGGTCGTCGTGTGAACCGGCCTCCCCTCCAGCCCCGCCGCCGGGCAGATGCACGTAAGTCAGGCACTCCCCGATCGTATCCCTGTCGTTGATCCAGACGCCGGCGCCGACCTCCTCCGCATCTGAGATATATTTCACGAGGGTATCGTCCGCGTCACTCTTGGCGCTAGTGGACGGCCAGCCGACCTGCAGCGTCCCCTGCGCCCCCTGGTTGCGCCTCGGCCTCCCGGTCAGATTTACGGGATCGTGCAGGTAGAGCCCGGTACAATTTTTGCCGACCTGCAGCGGATATTTCAAATCGGGATGATGCTGCAGAAACCCGTTCACGGCGTGCCCGTGGTTCTCGCGCTCGACTCCGAGCAACGCCGGCTCGTCCCGCTCGCGCGTGTGATAGCTGTAGTACCAACCTAACTCGTATAACAAACATGCGAACATGAACGGCTCAAATCGTCCGTGCAGCGTCGCGACGATCTCGATCGCCTGGGCGTCGAGCACGACGGCGTCACAGTAGTCCGAATCTTTGGAAGCGGTGATCCCCTGCGCGGTGTCGGCGGCGACGATGTAGCGTTTGCCGGCCTGCGGAATCTCCCAGACGCGCAGGTAGGTATCTGGGCGCTGGTCGGCGACGAGGCGGCGGGTATCCTCCATGTCACGGGGGAGTTTGAGGGCACCGCGTCCAGTCCAGGGCAACGGTGTGTACTCAGGTTGCTGGACGGTACGCAGCATCGCCATTAACACCGACCGATTAAAGTAGCTATGACCGGAACTAATAAAGGCTTCTTCTTCGGTCAATGGGAACTCCTGCGGGAACCGCTCTCGATACGTTTTGATCCCCTCCCGGCGCCATTGGAGTTGCGCCTCGTCCAGCCCATGATCGGCGACGAGTTTTGTCTCCTCGTCGGTTGATCGGAAGTCGGTCGGCGGGGTTGCGCGGTAGTGCGGAGTCAGGTTCCAGCCGAAAAACCGGGGCGTGAACACCGTCTCGCCCCGGTTGACGCGCTGGCGCTCCTGGTAGTATTCGTTCAGGCCGTTGGTCGTCGTCTCCCTCGTGATATTGCCCAACACGGGCACGGAGGGGAACAGTCCTAACTCCAACTCAGGGTAACGCTCAGACCAGGCGCGCTCGGAGATGTGGACGTTCGATACAGTCCCTCCGCGACCAAGTGACCCACCCCCGACCATACCCACAAAAAAACCGGAATCGGTATCGTCGAACACAAGTTCGTATTGGTTGCTACGCCGGAGGGGGCGTTTTTTGTTCTCATCCAAGTGCTTGTAATATCGGTGCACGATCCAGAACAACTTGCGTGTGGTGGCTCCATCATGGGCATAGACGTGACTCTCGATGTTGGGCGCATTGTAGGTGTCGAGGAAATACAAGGCGAGCCACAGGGTGGACATCCCTTGTTGCCTGGATTTGATACAGTCCTCACGGATACCGTGCAGGGTGTAGTTATGGCGGCGCCAATCGAACGGCGAGTATTTGGCGGTGAGTAGGTCGAGGTATTGAACCTGGACGGCGTTGGGCTCCAGCGGGACCAGCGAGGCGACACCGGTTTTAGGATCAATGACGCGGATCTTGAGGTCAGCCAAGGTGATCTTCGGGACCAACGTCGATTGTGCGACCAGCCTGCGGGCCTTGTTCCCCGAGTGTTCGCGAAAGAGCCCTTCGAGCCTCCTCGGCCACGTCTGGTGGAAGGGCAGAGAGGTAGATATTGAGGGTTCGGACATCAACCTGCGTCTCCTGCTCCTCGGCCATCTTATAGATTTGCGCCAGCTTATAGAGGGCGTCCAGGGCGTTATGTCGTCGAATCTTCAGTCGCCCCTTATCAGTATACTCGACGGTATCGAAGGTATGCATAACGTTGCGTTCGACGGCCTTACGCATGTCAATGAAAACGCCGCCGGTTATCGGGTCCACGGTCACGAAATCATCGAGGCTACCACGTGCAATATCGCTGATACGCGCTATCATTTCTTCTGGTGACATAGCGTGCCGCCGCAAAATATCAGAGAGTGATAAATGTTTGTTAATCCTCTTGAGGACAGCAAAACCGGACTGTGCAGGATGAGGATAACCACAACGACGGGCAGATTCGGAGGCGTTAAAGTTGCATTCACCCAGATAGAGGGAGAGAAATTTACGATGACGGGGAGATAATGCACGTGGCATAGGGGTTACGCCAACATATTATTTTTAATCAGGGCATTCAGCGATTCGGCGGTGATCCGTACGCATTTTCCGAATCTCAGAATTTTGAGCGTGCCGTCGGCAATGAGTCGATTGACGGATTGCCTGCTGATTCGCAGCATATCGCCGGCCTCGCGGATAGAGTAACAGAGCCTTTCCATATCAATTCTCCGACACTTAGCCAACAATCTAATTAGATTACGGACTAAATGAGTCCAGCCGGGCGAATGTATCTGTGTGTAGCGAGATAGCAGATAACCGCTACGCTCCCGGCCCGGCTGGACGCGTTGTGTGTAAAGCCTATCCCTGTACGCATGGGGAGCGTGGAGGGATCTGGCAGCCTGCAACATCCCCTTGAGATGCCCTCGCACGACCGAGGCGGGAGAGTTTTAGCCAGGCTCGGCGGAGACCAGGCACGGAGGCACTGGGCGCCATCTCGTGATTATAGTGCCAGGGCTGGATTTGAGCCAGCGATCTCCAGGTTATGAGCCTGGCGGGGACAGCCGGACTCCCCCACCCGGCATCGCACATTGAGGATTATAGCGACGATACGCGCAGCATGTCAATAGGGCACAAACTTCTACTGTCACAAAAGGGCGAAAATCGGTTATAATGACTATTAGGAGGATTGTGATTATGGAGATTCCAACGACGGCGGATGTGGAGGCGGCGCGCGACGTGCTGCGCCGGCACGAGGCGGCGCATCGCGCCAGGACGGGAAGAGTGGGCGGGCGCCCCTGTACACGGGTGTGCGAGTGCGGGCGGACGGACGGGACGCACAGCGCCCGGTGTCCCATATCCGCGCGGGAGCGGATGCGGCGGGTGAAGGATCGACAGAGGCTGGAGGAGAAAAATACCGAAAAATAATCTGATATTTCTTGTTTTGGTAGACACATGACGGTTTACAAAACGAAGAAATACCCTTATAACAGGTATGTAAGGACGCATTGAACAAACCGGACCCGGCCCTAGCGAAGCCGACCACATACAGAGATCCCCGGAACGGGCGCGAGCCCTCCACCCCACCGAGACCGCAACGGTCAGAGCCCTGGGGAACACCCGGCGGATAAGTTTGGCAGTAACCGCCCCCCTCCAGGTAGGGAACCGCGCCGGGTTGCGCCCGGTTAGCATCAAATGAGCCGTTCGAGTCGGCTCGGGGGGGCATTCGACAAAACACAACGAGGAGAGAGAGACATGTCCCGACAACACTTCCGGCCCTGGGCCGTCCGCCGCGCTGACGGAACCTACGTCAGTGAGCCGCACATGACCGAGGACCGGCAGACCGTGAAGGATCTGAGTCTTGATGAGGCCCGCGAGTTCGTCCGCAACCTGGACCGCGCCGGCTTTCCCGGCAGTAGCGTCGTTGCCTATCCCGAGGAGTACCGCTGAATTGAGCCCAGAGGGGCAAAGGAGAGACATGGAATCGAAGTGCCTGCTGACGCTAAATGACTCCGACGCCCGGCACGCAAGCGCCGGGCTCATGCAGGGCGCAACGCAATCGGATGCAACCGGTTTTCGCCTGGAGCGGATCATCAATGCCGCCCGATTCGCGGCTCCCGCCGAATGCGCGCCGGAGGACGTCGCCGCAATTTCGGAGGCGATGTGGGAATACCGGCGTGCACACGGCGTCCCGGACCGGCGTTCCCTCCGGGAGATGCTAGCGGATGAGTCGACGCAATGACCGCCCACATTCAACGCCTCGACCGTGGCCGCGTCCGGGCCGACCTCGTGCAGTCCGGTCGGCTCGTGGACACGCGTGCATGAACACCTATACCGTTTACGCAGTATGCCTCTACGATGGCAGCCTGCTGTGCTACTGGAGTCGCGAGTTTGCCGACTCCGTCCTGGCCCGGCGCACCGATGCCTACGCGCGCCGCACGATCAGCGTGGCCGACACCGCCGGCTACATCATTTATTGAGTCCACAGGGGCAGAGGAGAGAGATGAGCACCGCAACGACCGAACTGATTGAAACCAGCCGGATCTTCCCGCCCCACCCCGCGCACGAGACCGCGAAGCTGGCGGCCCTGGTCGCCTCGATGCAGGCAGAGGGCTGGCAGGGTCGTCCGCTCCTCGTGTTGGAGATTGCGGAAGGCTTTCTCGCCCTAACCGGCTCCCATCGCTATGCTGCCGCACGAAAGGCGGGGCTGGAGGAAATCCCATGCGTCTTGGCGAGCATCGACCACGCGACATTTGAGGCCGAATACGGCCCGATCATCGGCATGGATGATGAGGATCTCCTGAGCGCACTGCGCGAGGCCGGCGACGAGGCTGCAGCGACGCTCATGGCCGAGGAGATCGCCGCCAACTGAACCCGTTTTCTCTTTAATCGAACCGACTACGGAAGTGGCGCCGCCCAAAAACGGCAACCGGTCACACACGAAGGGATTGAAACCAACACGAGAGAGGGGACATTGAAATGCTCTATCTGAACCAGCACGACGGCCGCACCGAAGCCGAGTACATCCACCTCAGCGCCGAACTCGTTACCGAGGCACGGACGCGTAACTGGCAGATTTTCTTTTTTCAGGATCAGCTTGTCGCCACCGCCGACTCGGCGGAACTGGAGGACGACGGCAACGAGTGGGAGGAGATGGGGGCCGAGCACCAGGAGAATATCCTGGCGCGGGCGTATCGGCCCGCAGAAGGGGGATTGAACCCGATGGCATTTTCAGAAACCGAACAGGCCTGGTGGGACTGGCTGGAACTCCAGTCACCCGAACTTCAGGCCCGATACGAGTCCGCCGTCACCGCTGCTGCCGACCAGCGCGGGGGACGACTCACCAACGAGGACACGCCGATCGTGCAGGCGATCAGGCGCACATTCCGCAAGGAGGTGCCCAGATGAAACCGATGAACGCATTAACTATCACCGTCACCCAGGGCGACATCAACGTCTGCCGCTCCTACCACCCCGAAAATCCCCTGCGCCGCGCCATCGAGCGCGCAACCGCCCGTGCCGGGTTCGCCTGTCGGGCGGCCCATCGAACGTACGCCCTGGTCGGGCCAGAGGGGGCCTTACTCGGTGATCCGGGGCTGGTGTGTCCCCCGCGACCGGGCGCCCCTCTGTTTCGTGCCGATCGCCGGGAATGGCGGATGGCGGGCGCAATCGCAGGCCCTCACCCCCGGCCCCTCTCCCAAGTTTGGGAGAGGGGAGCTTCTATGTCTCCCCCTTCTCCCAAATTTGGGAGAAGGGGGGCTATTTTTTTGTCTGCTCCGCGATCCTCAACCGCCTGACGTCCGCCAAAATGCGGGCGATATGCTCCCGGCGGATCCGGGCCTGCATCGAGGTATACCCCTTATCGCGCGCCCGGTGTGAGCGACGCTCCAGGCGGTCGGCGATTGCCGCCAGTTGATCCATGTAATCGACGCTGACGGTTTCCGGCGAATCCCCGTCAGCCTGATAGCCGGGCGGGCGCGTCCATTTCGACATTTTAATCTCTCCCTTCAAAAACTACAAAAGTAGAATGGCACCCCTACCGAATGCCATGTTCCTGGTCAGATGCGGTTTTCTGCCGTGCTGAGCCATGAGAAACCGCATTCTAGCCTGTCGGCTCCGCCGTCGCCTCCCGCAGCACCCTCAGCGCCGACTCCCCCGCCTCCTGCCACGTGGCGACTCGAAATCCCTCCGGCCCTGGCGTGGCGTCAGCGAGCAAGAGGACGGCCTCGGTGATCGTCTCGTTGAGTCGCTCCCGATCCGCCGACATCGCCTCGATCAGAGACGCGGCGCGAGCGTTGCTCGACTCCAGGGCGACAGCCAACTCCCGCGCCGCCGTCAACGCCCCGCACAGACGCGCGACGATCGCCGTGTCGAAATCGGCGGGGTCGGGACCGGTGGAACATCTCGACCAGAAACTGAGTTCCTCATCCGTAACGCCATCAGCCATTGGACTCGACTCCCTTCAATGCCTCATCCGCCAAACTCCACGCCGCATAACTGCTCCGACAAGATTCGTGGGCGCACAACTCAAACCCGTCGCAGACTCTCCCGCTCTGTTCGCGGATCTGTTGTAGCGCCGCCCGCAGCCGGTCCCGTTCCGCGATTAGGGCCTCCTTCGCCCCTACAACGCCCTCCGTGGCCGTTGCGCCCGTTTCCGGCGCTTCCGCAGCGTCCGCGCCGGGTAGGCCGCACAGGACCTCCCCTGCGGCACAGACGCGCGTCTCGATAACGCCCCCGCGCCCCGCGTGTCGCCACCAGACGCCGGTGCCCGTCCCGACCGGGACGGCGGGATCGTACCAGGACTGCCCATCCACCGACCGGAAAATGACCGCACCGTTGGCGACGCCGCAACGCTGGCACTTCTGGCCGGCGCGTTCGCGGACGGACCGGGAGATTTTGGGCCAGTCAGAGGGGTAGGCATCTTTGCGCATCGGCATCTTCGGGTTCCTCCTCCCGTGCTGGTGGCGGCGGATAGAGCGCCGCGAAGGGTGTGGGCACCCGGCCACAGGCGGGATTGCCGCACGCGACGTCATGCCCCCTGCCAAAACGAACGACGGCGCAGAACTCACACCGAACGGGCTTCGCTTCCATTCGTACCCTGCCGTAATGGCGATCCAGACGCATCGTTAGGAGCACCCATGCGTCATAAAGGGCATCGTCGAACGGCTGCGCCAGATGAGCCCGCCGGGCCGCCCCCTCCTCGAGTTCCAGTGGCGAACAGGCGGGGTAGCCGTCCTTCGCCAACTTGTGCGGTCGTTCGCATTTCTCCTCGCCGTATTCAGATTTTCGTTTCGAACTCAAGACGGTGCGTTCGTCGATCGTCTTCTCGGCTCTCGGCCGTCTGTCCGTCTTGACGGCTTGCGGCATTTGTGTCCCTCTCCTTCTTCGGTTGGCGCTTTGCCGTCCCCGTCTCCGTGAGGGTCGGCGTCTCCGCTATCAAAACATCGTAACATCGTCTGCAATACATATACCTGGAAGGGTTGCTCTGTCCTCTGGTATCGCGGGGATGGGTGGCCGGATCTAACCCGCAGCGTAGACACCGACCTTGTTCGCCCCGAACGTATTGGGTCAGACCGGGGCGGATCACCTCGAGTGCTACGCGCAGATCGTCGGTCATCGGCGGCGAAACGAGCGAGAACTTAAAGATTCCGCCTACGAGCTTCCATTTCACACCCCGTCGATCGAGGTCTTCGAGGATCTTCTCCAGGTTTTCGTCACGTGACTCGATCATCCCAACGGCTCCAGCCCCGCCCTCTGTAACTCCTCCGCCGACAGCCAAATATGGTAGAGGCTGCTGAAACGATAGACCAGCACATAAAGCCTCTGCCGTTCGGCGTCCCATCGGAGACCGCGCACCCACGAGCACGTTTTCGCCGGGATATAGTCGGATTCGTCAACATCCTCACTCAACTTCTCCCGTTCCAACAATTCCGCAAACTGCATTTGCGTCTGCTGATCCTGCCGACGCTCCAACTCCAACGCGATCGTCTGCGTCAGCCCCGGATAGCGCAATTCGAGGTCTTCGATCGTCCGAATCATCCACAACAGATAGCCCGCCGGAACCTCCGCAAGCGGCTCCCCGCAATGCTTCCCGAACGGGATCGAATCGTACATCTCGCGTCACCCTCCGGCCAGCACCAACAGCGCCATCTCGTCGATCTGCGCCTCGATCGAGGCTACGATCCCCGGCGTCAGCCAGATGTGTTCCCGGTCGTAGACGAAATTCAAATCTTCGTCCACGTCGAATGGGACGGCACGGAGGCGGAGTTGATCCAGGCACCATTCGGCCGGCTGGACGAAGAAACCGTTTCGGGTGTATTCGGACCAGTGGAGGAGGCGGTGGAGTTCGTCAGGCATCGACGGGTTCCCCATAACTCGGTCGATTCGCAATATGCCAGAGTACGAAACGACGCAGATCCCCCAATTTGGCGTAGCGGTGATCGTTGCGGTAAATCGTAGCAATGCCACCTTCATCATTTGGCATTTTCGCCGTCGCGTAAGAAATCACCCATTTCTTAAGGCCGAATTCATGCTGAGCCTCTCGGAGCGTTATGAACTCGGAATCGTCACGATTACGCAGAATAGATTCAGTGCGTTCTGTCAGATACTTCTGCACATTGACGAAATTCACGAATGCACTTTTGGTCGTTCGAACAACGACACGAATCGCGCCAGAGTCAACAGCCTCATAGATAATTCGATTCTGAAATTCGAATCTCCGGGCCGCATCATGGAGGGAAAGGAGATCCATATTCAGTTTATCGGCTTCGGTTCGAAACGTTCGCATCTTCAGCCTTCTCCTTGTGCTCCTGCGTCCGGGGCGTATTCCAGTACGGCGTCTTACACCGGGCGCAACGAACCGGCGGCTGCTTAACCGTCGCGCGTGCCGCCCAGATATAACCGCAGCGTTCACATCGGTATCCGTCTATCTTGATCTCTGCCATACCTGGAAGTGTAACATTTTTCGGTGCTATTGTCAAGTGCCATTCAGAGTGGAGAAACTTGGTGGTGTGACAGGTTGGCCCCCGAAAAGCCTGGGAGGCTGTAGGATTCGCATTTTGTACCGAAAGTGCGCCGAAAGTGCGCCGAAAGTGCGTTTAATCCCTCTCCTCACGAGGAGAACCTGTCACACCTGTCACACCTGTCACATATAGTAAAATTCTGTTTCCTATTTACTCTCATCTTTATATCTAGTAATCGTGTGACAGGTTTACTAAACACATATAAAACCCGTCACAACCCTGTCACGGCGGCGTGACGGGTTGTGACGGGTTTGTGACGGGTTTGTGACGGGTTTTCAGCAAACCTGTCACAGTCTAAAAGTAGACAAACCCGTACTCTCTTATCCGGGAAACTCTTTGTCATCATCCTTCTCGCTGCGTAGTCGGACGCCGGTCCAGACTCGCATCAGTACCCCGCCCTTGCGTTTCCTGTCCTGCTCACAGTGGCGTTTATTGAGACGTAGACCGAGGGCTGTGGCACTCTCGATCCTGAATCCGTTCTGTTCGCACCACGTCTTGTAACCGCGATACAGGTCAGCCGCCGATTCCATCTCTTCGGCATCGAAGATACATTCTTCCGCCAGATAACGCCCGATGTGATCTTCCGATTGCCGATACCTCTCCAACATCTTCCGACTCTCGGAGGGTATTAGAAATCTTTGTCGTTGCTGAAGTCGTCGTAATCCAACTAATGCCCAATTAAAGATGCCGGAAATTTCCAAATGCAATTTGTCATCCAAAGTAGAATCGCGAGAATCCTCCGGGATGTCATAACGCCATTCGATCGGGCAGATCCTGCGAAAATAGGCGTTACTCGGATCGTTGGTCGCCGGGAGGGCGTTACACGTGACGATGATTCTGCAGAAGGGGATAAATTGGAACGGTTTTTCCGTTGGGCGTCGGGCGTCGATGGGATCTTCACCCCCAGTCAACGCCTTGAATGTACCTCCGTTTTTCTGCATCGCTTGCCGTGAGGGTTCATTAACGAGACCGACGAGTTTTCCGTAGAGGTTGGCGCGATAGTATTCGTTGTGAAGCTGGTCGATCATGATCGGAGTGGAACATTCTTCACTGACCAAATGACTAAGCACCCTGGTCGCGGTGCCCTTGCCATTCGCCCCCTCTCCGACCCAAAACATCGAAAGTTGCTGCCGATTGTCCGGAATGAGACAATAGCCGAACCACTCCTGTAATAGTTCCATCCATTCGACGCACGGTTTACCGTCCCGTTGAATCAACCATTCGGAGAGACACCTTAACCATGTCGGACAGGTGGCGTTTACGTCGAACTCGAAAGAGGATTGACGTGTCAGCATGTTGATAGGAGAATGAGGCAGGAGTTCTCCGGATGTCAAGTCATAGACACCATTGCGAAGGGGTATCCAATCTTTACGCGGATTGAACCGATTCAATGTGATCGGTCTCAATTCGGGTCCGACCATATTTTTGATGTTAGATGTGAACTGAGCGGTAATCGGTCGCAACTTCGCCCCCCCCGATTCCTTCAATCGTGCCAGCCAGTGATGAACTTCTGACCGTACAACTTCATGCGATGAGTAAAACCACTTGCCGGAATCATACGCCCACCATTGATCCCCTTCGACGTAGACGTATTGGCCTCGAAATTCAGCGACCCAGGCCCGCGCCAGCCCCAGATCGGAAACCTCGATCTCATCCGGCGGTTCCTCCCCCTCTGCCGACCCCTCATTGATCGCGTCCACGATTCCCGGACTGACTTCCTCCTCTGTCGGTGGCACCGTGGTCTTACGCGTCCTCTTCACCGTCGGAACCTTCGGCGGCTCTCCATACCCCTGCCGTCCCAACTCCGCCGCCGCCGCCGCAAAATTGCCGTTATGTTCCAGGAGGGCGTAAACGCTGAATGGTCTGTATCCCCGCTCCGGTTCGAACGGAAGGGCGTTTGTCGAGAAGATGTATAGATACCCGTGCCCCCCGTGATTGAAGGTGGCGGAGATGCCGTCGCCGCTCTTGCCGGGGCGAAGCAGGGAGACGGTCGCGCCGCGCCGATAACAGAGTTTCCAGCCGTGGGACTGCAGGAGTCTAAGGATGTCACCGCGCGCGTTATAGTCATCACCGGGGCGATTACCTTCATGGGGCGTGACTTCGCGCCGGATGTCCTCCTCGTATATCTTCTCCGGCGGTAACTCATGGAAGAGTCGCGCCATCGCCAGTAGAGCATCCAACTGATCGGCAGAGATCGTCGGGATCTCTTGAAACTTTCCGTTCATCAGACGATAGCCAGCCGATGGAGGGGCCCCAACGTATCCACCCTCACCACGCGTCTCGATAATCGCCTTCGATCCCTCCGCCATCCCGCGCGCCAGCACCTGATTATGATAGTCGCCAGACGCATAGCGCAGGTATAAATGCTCTGCGCCGCGAGGAGTCTTGACACGCACCAATGAACGCACGAGGTCACCGAGTCCGTGATCCTCGGCTGTCACCAGGAAGAGATCGTAGAGTCCGACCCGATCGAAGTCGATGATGTAGAGATTGCCGCTGATCGATCCGCAGACGATACCGAGCCAGTCATTCCCGGCGAACCATTCTGCCCGTTCCTCGATCGTCGCGATTCGGTCTCGATAGGAATTCCATTCGACCAAATCGGGACGTTTCGTTCCGTCCGGTTTCAGCGGAATCGTAGAGATACCGAGGGTGGCGAGGATGCAGGATGCCTGATAGGTTCGTGTGTTCGGAATTGAGGCGGTCATGACAGGAAACCTCACGTAGAAGGGGCGTACAAAACGAAAACCGTGTCATCTGCCTGGCCCGCAGATGACACGGTATCGTCCCTTCAGCCCAGTGAAGGGCAAAGAAGGATGCTTGCGCGGGGCCAGCGCGCTAAACTTTATGAACTTGTGTCGAGTTTAGCACATTCCCGCGCGGACGGTCAAGAGTCTATGGACCCGGATCCTCGTCCGAAAATGGGTCTCGCTCGGTATCCTCCGGGCCGTCGTCCAAATCGTCATCCGGCTCCGGTGCCGCAACCACCGCCGGCCTCGGTGTCGTTTTCGCTGGCGGTGGTGGTGCGGCGGTGACTGCCGGGGTCGGAGCGGGCACCGCCGCCTGTGTTTTCACCCAGGGCTTGATGAAGACGATGTTCGCGTAGGTCTTCTCGCCCTTGCGTTCGTGCCTTATCTCCGCCTCGAACCATTTCCCGCAGACCTGATCGGTGTTGCCGCTCTGGTGCTCGAAGTCAACTTTGGGCATCAGCATCGACCAGAACTTCATCTGACCGTTGTTGGGGGTGAGTTCCGCCGGGGTCATGTGCCGAACCGTCTGCGCGACGCCATGCTCGTCCTTATGTCTGGACTCGAAGATCCAGTACCAGACGGCGCTCTTGCCGTCCTCCTCTTTGGAGAACTTGCTCGTCAGCCGGTCTTCATCGACGTGATGGAGTCGGAGGTAGTGGTGCCCCTCTTGGGCGAGTTGGGCATCAAACCCTTTCTTCGCGACTGGCATAATGTACTCGTTCCTTTCGTTGCTTGCATGTGGCACTGTGGCCGTCGTTGATCTCGGTGTTAGAAATCGAATCGGTGGCGTCCCGTCGGTGGCCTTCCCCCTCCCGCAACCGCCGGCATTCGCAGTCGATCGCCCGCGAGAGCAGTTCGCGCATGACGGCGGAGACGCTCAGTTGCCGACGCTTCGCCAGCTCACGCAGATCCCGGCGCAGTTCCGGCGAGAGATAGCAGAACTGCGCCCGTTCCCGGTATTTGTCGGTGGTCGGCATTTCGGTTTGAATCTCCTCGCGAGTATGATAGCAGAATAATAGGAGTGTGTCAACCCCGATTTTTCATGGCTGCGACGGTCTCCTCAATCAACGCCGCCAACTCCGCCTGCCTCGCCTTCGCCGCCGCCCACCATTCGCGTTTCTGCTCCTTGGTCAGCGGGAACTCGGCGGGGTCGTTCTGCATGAATGAGGCCAGCGACTCGATCTGACGCCCGAGGTGCCCCCAGGCTTCGAAGAGTTCCCGTTGGGTCTCGGGCTTCGTCATCGCAATTTCCTTTCGTTTCTCCCCCCTCACCCCCTCAATCTCCCGGTCGATCAACTTCCCCGAGTTCCGCGTCGGTCAGGCCGGAGGCGACGAAGTCATCGGAACAGGTTTCGCGGGCCAGATCGGTGAAGGTCCGTTCTTCAGGTTTCATTGTCCGGCCTCTAATCCGCGTCGTCGTTCGACGATACGCGCCCAGGCTGCCGAAACACTGAAATCGTATCCGCACGGATCGCACGTCAGGATCTGCGGGTGATTGCGTGACGGCGGCAGGATGTTGCTGCTGCCGCAACGCGGGCACCATGCGTCAAGGCAGACGGTCAGGAGTCGTTGTGCCTCGGCTCGGTCTTTGCACTCCTGATATTGGTGAGGTAATGGGTTTGGGCCGTGGAAGGAGACGCCCCAGTGTTGCCCGTCCTCCTCGTGGGATTCGATCAGTACGTATGGTTTCATTTCGGTTTGTTCTCCGGTTGTATCAGCATCGCGTAAAGTTCCTTGCACGTCGGCATCAGTGTCCCGATTTCAATATCAAGAATCTCGGCTATCTGATAGAGAGTATCGAGGGAGGGGCGTTGCCGTCCGCATTCGATGTTGACGACAGACGCTCGCGTCAGGCAAAGACAGCGGCTTAATTCCACTTGAGAGAGTCGCAATGCTTGACGCCGTTTGCGAATACGGGCACCGACAAATTCCCAGAGGTGAGGAATGGTATCGGTCATCTCTTCTCCTCCAGCGCCTTGCGCGCCCCCTCGACCGCCGACCCCCCGACCCGCAGAAACTCGCAGGCGTTCAGCAGGGCACGGAGGGCTGATTCGAGTTCGGCGATCCGCGCCTCGGCCTTCGTGGTCTTCTCACACTGGATCGACAGCAGGAGTCTCCGGAACCTCTCACGCCGGACCTCTTCGGCGGGGCAGCCGATCTTCTGCAGGTCGGCGTCGATGTGATTGTCGATTCGGTGAATGACGTCGGCGACCGACTCCTCTACGCCGAACTCGCTACGAATGGTCTCGTAGTTCGCCAGGACGGCAACGACGGCATCGGTGGCGACGTTGGCGATCCGGTCGCAGCGTTCGCGCAGCCGGGTGCACTCGTCCTCAAGATCGGTTATGCGCTTTGTTGTATCGTCGCTCACGGCTTCAGCATCTCCTTCGCCTGTTCGATCACCGCCGCCCGGTAGCCGTCGAAGTCGGCGACGTCGCAGATGACGGCCAGTTGCGCTTCGAGTTCGGCGATGCGGGTCACCAGGGCCGGGTGGGCGTTGGCGACGTGAACGGCATATTCGGCATCCTGCGCCTCGTAGAACTTTCCTATGAGCGCAAACGCGCCATTTTGGTTCGGGTCGCAAATGAAATGTCGGTCCTGATCTGCGCGTGCCCACGGCAGGGGTGTCACCGGACTCGGCGTCGGCTCTGCGTCAGGTGCCGTCCGCCAGCACTCCCGCAGGCGTTCGACGTTCTCGGGGGTGAATGGGGGGACGAGACCCTCGTCGGTGGGTGTCTCATCATGGGGCATCGTGTGTGCTCTCCTCATCTCTCCTGACGATCGCGTACGGCGTCCGCGCCTTGATAAGCCTCTGTGACGGGCGTCGCGTGCTGACCCTGACTTTGGCCCCGTCCAGATAGACGTGCCGATCGCGCCCGTCACCGGGTATCACGCCGTCCCCCTGCGTCTGGTGGATCGCGGCCAGGAGGTGCAGGTACATCAGCGTTATCAGACCTTCCGCTTCGGCGGCGATGCCGCAGATGACCTCGACGCCGGGATAATCGCGAACCGTGTGACTCATGGCGTCTCCTCTTCCCCTGCGAAACACTTCGCGCACGGCGGCAGATCCGGTTTCGGGCACGGTGAGAGTTGGCTCAGTGCCTTGATCCGTCCGCACTTGAGCAGCACGTAGTCGCCCCGAAAACCGGGACGGACGGTCCCCATGCGGTGACGGAGCGTTCCGTGGGGGATCCGAACGGGGTCGCCGGTTTTGAGTTCGTTCGTGGTGCCTCCTCCTTGAATCGTCATGTCGTTTGCTCTTTCCGTGGTCGCCCCCGCCTCGGGCTGTAATCCTCCCCACATCGCTGCAGCAGGACCGATACCCGCTCCCGACTGCGCCCGATGTCGGCGGCGATCTCCGACAGGGTTTCACCGGCTTGATAGCGGGCCAGCAGCTCCAGGCGGGGCGGCACGGTCCCCACGCCCCGGCGTCGCCCCGAACGACGCGGACGGTGTTCGGGCGCGTAGCGCAGGAGGAACCGCTTCACCGCGACCCCGCCGACGCCGAAGTGGGCGCCGACCTCGGGATAGGTCAAGCCGCTGCGATAGAGTTCGGCCATCTCGGCGGCGCGGCTGGTGCGTTGGGATGGGGTCATAGGAAGTGACTCCAGCAGGCGTCGTCAATCTCCTGGTGCCGGTCTTTCCAGGAGTCCGGACGGGGCGTGTGACGGCGCTCACGGTATTCTTTGGATCGGCTACAGAGGGGGCAGACGTAGTAGGTTATGAAGTACCAACAGCCTTTCATGTCTTCCTCCGAAGAAAGTGGTATGGAAATTATAACATAATCCGCTTGACAAGTCAATAGTTGAAAGTGTATTATAGGACAGGAGGATTCACCTTATGACTCTAATCGCCGTTCGACCTCTGCGGGAAGAGGTCGAGATCGACGCCACCGAACTGAAGTGCGCCCGGATACGCAAGGGTCTGAAACAGCACGATGCGGCGACATCAGCGGGTATTGCGAAGAATACCCTTTCCCGTCTTGAAAAGGGTGGGTATGGTCAGCCGTGCGAATGGGAGACGATTCGAAGGCTCTGTGAAGTCTACGGCATTGCGCCGGAAAGTCTGCTGAAAAATAGTTCACAAAGTACATAGTTGACTATTGACAACTACACTTTCAGATGATACAATAGGCCAGTACCGAAACGCGAAGGGAGGAACCCGACCGATGCCGACACCCACCGCCGTCCGAACACAACCGCGCGCCCGTCGCCTGCCGCTGACGGAAGCCTCGTTATACCGGCAGGGATACCGCGTCCGACCCTACGGCACCGGCAAGCACTGCTGGTTCGTCGTCACCAACCCGGAGGGCGTTGAACGACTGGTCAAGCCACTGGTCGCCTCCTGTTCCTGCCCCGCCTCCGGCCCCTGTCGGCACCTGAACGGCCTGATGGGTTTGCTGCGGGAGACGTGGATCGCCCTGGGGGATGAGCGGGCGCAGGATGCGTTCGAGATCGGAACGGCGTGGGATTCGCTACGCTATGAGTTGGGATTGTTACCGGCATGGAGGGATGGGAAATGAGAACACGAGGCCACTACCCCGGCATCGAACAAGACGCCGCACTGGTCCGCCGATTGGCGCAGGAGCATCTCGGCCCACTCCCCGTCATCGACGCCGACACGGAGGCGCGTGCGCTCGCCCTCATCGCCGGGATCACCCGCGATACGTCCGACCCGAAGACGTGGTTTTGTCTCCATCGCTGCTGTGTCCTGTTGGCGGAGGCGGGGCTGACGGTGAATCGGCGCCAGGTGAAGGTCTGGTACGACGCGGAGTTCGATCGGCGGGCGGCGGCGGATGCGGCCCAGATGCGGGCGGGGTTTGAGAGATTTGCACGGGAGAGGGAAGAGGCGGGAAGATGACCCAACCGACCCCAGGGCCGTGGACCGTCCACGACGACAACGGGCGCTGGAACATCTACGGCCCAGACAATTACAAGATCCACGACAGTTTCAACGCGGGCGTGTGCGGACCCGAGATTGCGGATGCCAATCGACGGTTAATCGAGACGGCCCCGGATTTCCTCGCCGCCTGCCGGGGTAGCGACCCCCACGGCGTCAACCCGCTGAACTCCCTGCACGTCCTCCTGCACGAATACGTGGCGATGCGGGAGCGCCTCGATGACGATGACGAGGGATATGTCTTAGGACAAGATGGCCTGCTGGCAGAGTGCCGGGGACTGCTGGCGGCCCTGACGGCGGCGGTGAAGAAGGCAGAGGGAGGCGCATGAGATGCTGATACGGACACAGACGGGTCACTACGTCCACGGTGAGACAATCGGCCAATATCTCGTACGCGGTTATGAACACTTGGGACCGAATGGGGAAGCCCGTTTCCGAGTCGAGGCCGAGTATCCCCACGCCGCTGACGGTCGCGAGAGTTGTCTCTATCTGGGCGAATACGAGACGCCGGATTCCGCGCAATCGGCCCTCGACGCCCTGGTCGTTGCCCTCATCTTAGCGGAAGATCGGATCGGTTGGGGCTATTACGATATGGCCGAGGGAGCATTCGTCAAGGTTGGAGAGCGGGAGATAAAAACGACATGCTGAAGACCCACGAGGACACCGAGTTCATCCCGGAGGATCGCAAACTCTGGAGTCGCGATTGGGAGTGTTACCTGCCCGTCGTTACCGACCTGATCGCCCCGCCCGAACCCGAACCGGACTCCTGCGACTACGAGCGCGAGTCGAACCGCGAAGAGGCCGACGCCGACCGGATCCGGCTGGCTGAACTTGCCGACCGCCTGGGCGTCCCCGGCAACCTGAAACTCGCCCGGTACGTGGACGAGATGCAGAACCATTACGCGTCGGTGATCTGGTCGCTGGAGCGGCGGCTTCGGCGGTAATCGCTACATACCGCTACATCATAGCTGACCATGCCCCCGGTTGCGGATGTGCTCTGTGTGTACTGCGAAAGGTGATCGAATGACTACCGATCAATCGCCCGTCCTCTACTTCGACCACCTCCTAGACGGGGCCGGACGCCCGACCTCGCCGCCGGTCTATCGGGTGCGGACGTGCACCCGCGAACTGGGGACCGTCGAACGCGTCACGAACCTCATGGGCCGGAACCCGGTCTGGATCGCCTCGGGGATGGGGGATGCGAACGTACCGGGGCGGAAGACGCGGCGGGCGGCGGCGGGGTGGCTGTGGGAGCGGGCACAGGAGGAGACAACGAAATGATCGAGCCGTTCAACGAAGCCTTCAATGAAGACGACATGAAACGTGTAGTAACTGCTTTGACCATGAACTATCCATTTCATGTTGTGCAAATCATTCTAGCGCGTCTGCGCTCCCTGATGGAAGCCCACTCCGAACTAGCGGAAGCCATTTCGACGGCCCATGCCGAGGAACGCGAACGGTGCGCCCGGATCTGCGAGGAGAAGGAGATCGGTCTCGCCCCGTGTGCGGGGGACTACGCCTGCCGACACCTGGCGGAGACGTTTCGCAAAACTCTCACCGCCGCCACCCCAAAACCGAAGACGCGTCCCCTGACGTGCCGCGATCGGACGCCGCGACCGGGAGATTTCGTCAGCGGCAACGGATACGTTTTCGGTATCTATGAAGGTGCGATTTACCCGGCTCATTATGAGTACGTCAGCCGGGCCGACGGGGGGCCGATTACGTGCGAGGGGGAAGGGGACAATCCGTGAAATACTGTCCGAAGTGCGCCGATATTGATGCAGAGAGAGCAGAAAGAGGGCGACTTGACGACGAAAGACGCCTTTTGTGCAAGGGCGTGAAGAAGCTACACAAGGCTTTTCAGTCCGCTCCCCTCGACATTCAAGTGCGTTATTGGGGGCGCGACGTTTTCGATACTGCCGTCGCTGAGTTGCTCCGAATGTGGGCAAAGGAAGTGAAGGACTGACGCATGAGTTTCTGCAAAGACCTCGACGATTGGCAGGACGAAGTCGGCACCTGGGCGGACGCGACGTTTCCGGAGGCGACCACGGATTCGATCCTCTCGCATCTGGCTGAGGAGATGGTTGAACTGTTGGGGACGGAACGCTTGGCGGCGGCGATCAAGCGGGCGAAGGTTCGGGAACTGCTCATTCACGGCAACGGGGTTGATGAGACCGCCCAGGTGCTGCCGTCCGAAAAGCCTTCGGAGGAGATAGCTGACGGGCTCCTGCTGATGCTCCACTTCGCCCATAAGTCGGCGCGGGAGGGGAATATACTCCCATCGAACCGTCTCTCGTCCTGGCTGCGCGACAAGTTCCGCAAGAACCGGGCGCGGACGTGGGGACGGAAGAATGCCGCCGGTTACTGGAATCACTCGAACGAGGAAGCGACATGAGACGCTGCGAAACGATGGGCTGGCCCCCGCTTACGGAAGCGGAACGAGGTATCACGGAATGGCACCGGTCGGCACCGGTTGGCCCGTTCTCCTACAACATTAACCTGTGGGGGGAGCCGCATCGCAATCTCTTCGACGTCTGCGTCTATATCAATCCGGGATCTTCGACATCCCGTTTCTTCACGGATCAATGGGGATTCATGCACTGGCACAAAACTTTCGAACGACTGTTCGGCATGGAACCGATGGACTGGTCCGTTTTCAATCCGTGGGCTTGGCAGGAGACGCAAGGATTCCGTCGGTGTTTAGAAGCAGAGAAGAGGAGCAATAAGCAAAGATGACACAATACGACGACACCAACCACCACCGCGCCGACCCCCTGGCCGCGATCCTGACCGGCGCCACACTCTCGGATGGCAAACTGCCGTCCTACGCTGTCGTAGAGGAAGAGAGGGCTCAGAGCGTCGTAGACGATGCTCGGAGCCTGATCGCGGAACGGCTGGTGACCGATTTGGAGCAGGAGGCGCGGCTGCGGGGACGAGCCGAAGCCCGAGCCCGACGGGCGGAACTTCGGGCGAATTACTATCTCGGAGCCTTCCTGACGGTCTGTGCCGCCTTAATCTGGCTGCTGACGCGAGGGGGGATCTGACGATGGCCGACCATCCCCACGACGCGCCCCCGACGGCCACCGCCAGTCAGGGGCGGAAACTTCACCTCAACCACGCCGCCGCCCACTATCTGACCGGCGTCCGGCGCTGCGAATTGCGCTTCGAGGCCGGTGCGATCTGCCTCTATCCGGCGGAACCGACCCATCGGAGTGCGGGAGCGGTCACAAGAGGAGAAACGATAATGCCGTTCATTCGGCACAAGCCATTCAACATCTGCGACTCGGACGAGCATGAGCCAGGGCAGTTCGACCTAATCAACCTCAAGCCGGGCGTCCATACGTGGAAGTGCCCGAAGTGCGGACGGGAGACGACGATCACCATTCCGCGTCCGGTTCGATACCGCCCGCGTGGCTATCGAGATGAGAAGTGGGAGATCACGAGATGATGTTAGCCGGAACGTTCTCACAGGCCGATTACGACGACATCACCGAAATCAAGACCCTGTACACGCGCCTGACCTGCGCGATCGGGGCGCAGGACCTCGATGAGCATTGGGAGGACTGGGACGGCATCCTGGCGCGTCTGCGCGCCCTGATGGTAACCCACGCCGACCTCCTCTCTGACGGTCTGTGCCGCCTTGATCTGGCTGGTTATGAGGGGGCGCCCTGCGCCGTCCTCCTGACCGAGGCCCAAAACGCCATCTGCGCCCTGACCGGTCTCTCGGACTGGCGCCGGGTGGTGATGCAGGAGGCCCCTTATCCCGAGGCGCCGTACGGCGCACTGGCGCGGGCGATTCTGGGGTGTCTGCCGACCGATGAGGCCGAGGTGATTCGAAGGGAGTTTGAGGAGTGGAGACGGGAGACGTTCGGAGAGGGGGAGATTGCCCGATGAGACTCCAACCGGGCGACCGCGTCCGCCTCGGCAGGCGATCCGTTCACATCGTCGCGGGCATCCGCTACATCTACGGTCATCAGGTGTCCCTCCTGTGCTACACGAAATGGCGACCGGCCTGGACCCTCGCGCGGGCCGCAGATGAAGTCCCCGTGTGCAAGAACTGCGCCCGTATCGCCGAGCGACAGGCGGGGCCGGGGCCGCAGCATCCGGAGACGGAGAAGCCGCAGATCGGAAGGTAAGGGGTATGCAAGACATAGTTCTCTATTCGATGGGTATCTGTAGCGCCTACATCGCCTGCCGACTGCAAGACGAATGCCGCCGGCCCCTCTGCATCTTTAACGATACGTTGAGGGAGGATGAGGACACCTACCGGTTCGGGCGCGAAGTGGTAGAACGGTGGAGGCTGGCTTTCGTCGAATGTAGCCGGGGAGGGGATCTCTGGGATACCTGGAGGGCTGAACACATGATACCTGCTCGGCAAATCGCCTCGTGTTCCCGACAGTTTAAGATCGAGCCGACGCGCGCCTTTCTCAACGAATACTTCGAGTTTCCCGGTAACTCCGCCCGTATCGCCTACGGTTACGACCGCAATGAGTCCGACCGGGCCGAGAAAACGTTGAACCATTGGGACTTTCGGCACATTGAGGTTTGGTTCCCCATGATCGAATGGGAGGTGGAAAAGCAGCAGGCGTTCGGTTATTTCGCCCAACACGGTATCACGCCACCGCGTATCTACAAGCATTTTCGCAATGCAAATTGTCTGCCATGTAAGAACTTCCGCGAAAAGGATTGGCTGGCGCTGGCCTATTATTTCCCGGAGAAATTCGCCGCCGCATCCTCATTCGAAAGCGTGAACGGACTGCGTTGGATGCAGGATGGTCCCCGCCTCGTGGAACTCGACCTGACCGAAGCTGCACCGTCACGCAAGGGGAGGCGTAGACTCGCCGGGGATGAACCGGCATTCAGCTTCGACATGGGCTGCGATCGTTGCGCAGTAGACTGAAAGGACCATACGATGAAACTCTTGCGCATCCACCGCCAACGCCGCCGCACCGTCCCCAAGACGATGGGCACCTATACCGTCCGGCATCGAAACGTGATCCCGAAGCCGGGGATGAGACTGACGGATTCGCCGACCTATCGTCCCGTCCACCGATACGGCCCGGTGAGCGAGTGTGACCGGCGACTGCAGGCCGCGTGGGCATGGCGCGAGGGGGAACTGAACGCCCTGCTCGATGCCATCGACGCCCGCGCAGATGCCGGGGATCAGGTCGGGAGCCACGACGCCGTCTATGAGCATCAGACGCTGTTCGCCCGAGGGTTTCCGCGATGACACGCGAAGATCGGGAACGACTCGCCCACCCGAAGCCGGTCCCCTGTCCGACCTGTAACGGCAAAGGGTTTTTCAGCGCCAGCTATTACGGGGGCGTCTACCGCCATTGCGATTGCCACGTTTGCGGGGGGACCGGCAAGGTCGAATTTTCCAGCCTCAAAGTTGCCGCAACAACGGATCCCGAACGAGAGGGGATGAAAGCGCATGACTTTCGAAGAAGGTGACTTCGTTCGGTATCGGCGCGATGGTAAGGTGACGCACATCGTCTCGCTCGCTATGGCTGAACGAGTGACGTTATACTGTCAGCCTAACGCCATGATTAACCAACGTTTCGAACGGATTGCCCCTGCCGTTCTTCCACCGTGCAAACTCTGCAAGATGGTATTAACGAAGGGAGAATCGCAGCAATGACATGGCATAACTTCCTCCTGCACCTCGACGCCCCCCTCCTGCGCCTCGTGGCCGGGGGTATGGGGTTGGGGGTGGTGGCCGGGGCGCAGTACCTGCATTGGGTGACACGAAAGGCGCGACGATGACCCGAGACTGCATAGAACTGTTCGCCGGAGCCGGGGCAGCCACTTTTGGACTGCGGGCAGCCGGTCTCAATCCCGTCTGCGCCGTGGAAATAGATCTCGCCGTGTGCGGTGTGTACGAGGCCAATCACGGCCCGCACGTCCTCTGTCAAGGTGTCGAAACCGTTGACTACAGACGTTTCAATGGTATCCCGTTTGCCTGGGCGTCCCCCTCGTGCAAACAGGCCAGTGTCGCCAACGCAAAAGGCGGCGAATGTGAGGCCGACCTCACCGCCGCGTCCGCCGTCTGCCGGATGCTGCGGGAGGCGAGGCCGCGCGGGTTCTGCCTGGAGAACGTCCGAGGGTATGCCCGGTTCCGGTCCTTCGCCATGATTCGGGATACGCTGGACGCACTGGGCTATTGGACGAACGTTTCCGTGATTGACGCTGCTGATATGGGCGTCCCGCAGAACCGGAAGCGTCTGATCCTACGCGCCTGCCTGTCGGGTATCCCCGCGCCGTTGCCGCCGCCGGTGAGGCCGTGGAACGGGTGGTATAAGGCGATCGAGGATTTGATACCGACGTTGCCGGCGTCTGCCTTCGCGAAATGGCAAATTGATCGCCTGTCAAAACTGTTCGAAACCGATCCACGCAATATCTTGGCGGAAGGTAGCGGATGTCCCGATATGCGTGAACCGCTCGTGCGTGAGGCTGAGGAGCCAATGTTCACGATCCGTTCACACGTCCGGTTGGATACGGCGCGCGCCTACCTGATCGAAGGCGACTGCCCGGGCGAACGGTGTCCCACCGTTCGCCCCGGCGCCGACCCCGCATTCACCCTCAAGGCCGCCGAGGGGGGACGGGTTGCCCGCGCCTTCATCGTCGAGGGCACCGCCGCCGGTGAGGACAACCTCTTCGCCCTGCCCGTCCGTTCGGGTGACGAGCCGGTCTTCACGGTGCGGGGGCAGAATCCGTTGAGGGCGTTTCTGGTCACCAATCAGGGCGATAAGCCCAACGGAGATCCTGAACGTGGTCCGCGCATCTTTGCGGCTAACGAACCGTCAGGGCCGATCCTGTCCGATTCGTGCTCCCGGACGAGAGCGTGGCTTGAACAAGGACGTGTCGTTTCGTTGACCGTCCGGGCGCTCAGCAGGCTGATGGGATTACCCGACTCGATGATCCTGCCGGAGAATCGGCGACTCGCTACCGCCTGTATCGGCAATGGCGTTTGCCCTGCCGTCGCAGAAGTAGCGGCTAGAAGCGTCCTTGAAGGCATGGAGTAGACGCATGTATGATGAAATTGCCGATGGACTCGCCCGAGTACGTACGCTCTGCTTGATGGGTCAAAACGTACAGGCAGGTGAAGAATTTCAATCTGTTCGCGCACGATTCGAACGCTTTGAACAAGCCCATGAATATCCTGCGCTAGTACATGCGTTTACCGTGACGTTGCGGTATGTATCGGAAATGGAATATTCTACGCCGTCGGATTAGCCAAGGTCCTTGGCCAAGGACCTTGGCTAATCCATAATGCCAGGAAGAAAGGATTGACATGAGTATTCCGATCTACGCCGTCGGCGTCAAGCGACCCGGTCAACATTACTTCGTCATAGAACACGAGACGGATGACTTACAGGGCGTCTGCGGCATCTGTACGACCCACTACGGCCTGCCTTGGCCCGATGAGACGGACGTGTTTCTTGAAGCCGGTTGGTATCGGTGTGCGGACGGGACGCAGTTGCGTCTGTTCCAGGCCGACGCCGTGCCGGAGGCGGGAGAGAAGGAACTGACGGACGCGCAATGCCGAGAATCTAATCTCACGGCCTGGGTAGACGAAGAAATCGGGATCCTGTCGGGCAATGTGCCGGATAGGGAGGACTGAACCATGCACATCGACATCTACGGCGACGACACCTCGCCGCCGTCCGAACCGACCTGGTGGGACTGGCTCCTCGTCCCCCTCTATCTCGCCGCCGTGGGGCTCGGAAGGGGCTGTGCGTGGCTCCGGCGGGGGATGCGGGGGATTGGGAGAGGGAGGGCAAAGCCATGAGTACGAATGTCCGATGCGCGGCCTGTGGATGTTACGAAGACCCCGCGAACGCCAAACTGATCTTTCAACCCGGTAGCACTTATCCTGACCATTGGATCTGCTTTGTATGTGAAGCGCAGGAGAACGAAGATGCAGAAGACGAGTTCTATGATGAAGACGCTGCCGAATACATGGAGGAACGGCGACAGATGGGAGCCGGTTGGAAATGAAGATCCTCACACACGGCAAACTCAATCGGGGCTTCGAAGGCGAATGGGAATGCCACCGATGCGGCTGCCGTTGGGAGATGGACGCTCACGATATGCCGCCGCAGTTCCACTCCGACCAACGCGACGGCGACTTCTTCCAGATGGACTGTCCAAACTGCAAGCAGACCACGACGCGATACGATGCAAGGGGGAACCGATGACGACGACACAGACCGAAGAGGCGCGCGCCGAACTGGAGAAAGCACGCACCGAACGCGACCGTACCCAGGCGTCCCTGTCCGAAGCACAGGCGGCGATGCGGACGGCGCGCGCGAACCTCTATAACTGCGAACTGGACGCCCGCGACGCCGACATGCGGTTCCGGACCCTCCACGTCCGGTGTCTGATGGCCGGCGGGATGACCGTCACCGACCCCGTACCGGTCGGAGAGTGCGGGGATGCGCGGGCGTTGGTGACGCGAAAGAAGGAGGATTGATGTCACGTCCGAAAACGCCCCGCATCACCGAGGAGCAACTCGTCGCACAGATCCAGACCGCCTTGACCCTTCTGGGCTATGTCGTCCTGCGATGCGGTCAACACCGAGCCGATGCCGCCGGGAATACCGAGGGCATTCCGGATCTGTTCGTCGCGAACCCGAGACGACCCGGTGTATGGCTAGGGGCCGAGATAAAAACATCTGACGGCTCCCTTTCGAATGCACAACGGGACCTGCACGCGGCGGGGTTGACGGTGGTGGTTCGATCGGTTGAAGAAGCGGCCCGAGCCGCCGTCAAGGCGCTTGTTTGGGGAAACGACTGCCGCCCGGATTGGGCGTTGAAAGGTGACGACGAATGACCACGCCACTGACCGCCGATCGCATCACAACGCATTCCATCCACGAGGCTGAAAACCCCGCACGTTGTCCCGGCGGCATCCATCTCGGCACCTGGCGGACGCTCACCTGTGACGGTGTGACGGACGTAGTCGAATGTCCCCGATGCGGACGGCAGAAGAGCGTGCCGTGCAATTTCGATGAGGAATACTCATGACCGACCCCATCACCGCCCATCCCCCCCGCAAAACGTCTCTACCTCCTCTACGAGCAGGCGCAGGCGTTGGCGGAGGAAACGCGCAAGGCGTTGGAGCAGCATCTACGGGACGCCGGCTGGCGTCATGAAGGAGAACGGTGGTTCCGGGAATCAGGATTGGGCGCCCCGAGGCACAATCTCTACGGAGCCGTGAACCTGCAGGCGAGTTGGGAGGAGAAGGAGGAGTCCCGATGAAAGGCGGTTTTCTCCTCTACCGATGCCGCGTCTGCGGGAAACGCTACGACGGCGTTCACTGCCTCGATGTCTTACTGACGGTATCGGCACTTATGACCGGCATGGAACTCCCGAAAGTCCGCAATCTCGTGTGTCATAGGGATCGTCCTGGCAATATCATCCATGAAGGCTATGCCGACTATGATGACCAGCGCGCAGGGCTTACGATTACCGACGCGGGCAAAGCCTACTTGGATAGTCTGCAACCCTAAGAGAACCTTGCTTTATAGCCCGGCTTAAACCAGGCAAGCTCGGTCGGCCCGTCATGCGCCTTGTCCCACACGAACCAGGCGTAGGCAGTTGTTCCACTGCCGGCCCGAGTGGCACCGCTCGGGTAAAAGGTGATCCGCTCGCTAAACACCCAAACGCGGCTCGGAGGGCTAACGCTAAAGATCGTGTTAGCCCGATGGGCACTCTCTAAAAACGCCAATCGCAATAGAAGGGCGATCTTCCGGTCAGTTTGCTGCAAGGCAGTTCGCAGAAATCCTTCCGCACTGTTGAACGGCGGGTTGGTTATGATATTCGTCGCCCGCCGTGTCGTCTGCAAGAAATCGTGTCCGATCTCTCCGAACCCCCGGTCGTATAGGTCAGAACTCTCTACAGGGTTGCCAGTAGTCTTGAGGACTCTGGTCATGGAGCCATCCCCGCAGGCGCATTCCCAGATTGTTCCAGCGAACTTCTCATTGTCGATCAGTGCGTGAGTTGCCCAAACAGGTGTGGGATAGAAGTCGGGGCCGTCGAGGTCTGCAAAGCGTTTGATGGTGGGCTTGTAGGCACCGGTGAGGGAGTACGTCGGATCCATATTGTTCTCCGAATGGGCGGTATGGTCTATCTCTCCTTTTCAGTATAATTCATCTGTGAGTCCGTGTCAAGTATGCGGACTGATTCCAGGTGACTCACGATTCGTGACTCATGATTTGATCGGTGCCATGTGCTGCAAATGGCCGGTTGTCAATGCCTCGTAGGTCAACCTCTTGCCTACGATCTGTCCCGCTACCTGCTGGAACCTTTGCCCGTCCTTCTCCTTGCGGGTATTGTACCGGAAATCCTGTTCCGCCAGATACCGCTCTTGATGCTGCGGCGACATGATGACGTAGGTTCCGTGATAGCACCGATCCAGAAGGTTCCAGTAACCTTCAATCCCGTTGGTGTGAGCCTTCGTGCCGTCTTCGTGCTCAATCACGTATTGCCCGTTCTTGTGGTCAACTGTCCGATGCTCGTAATGTTCAGACAGTCCGTTGTATCCCTTCGCGGAATCGGTGAACAGGTCGGCGTCTTCTTCGACGTTTTCCAGAACCTTCGCTTGAAGCGTCTCCTTTGTGTTGTCGGGAATGACCATCGTTCGGACTTCGCCGTCACGCTCGCGGAAACCCATGACTGCCGTCTTCGGGAAGCCCTTCTCTCTCATCTCCTTGCGCTTGCCGCTATGCATGTTTTTGGCTTTGCCGCCGATGTAGGTTTCATCGCATTCGACTTCGCCTTCCAGCGGCTTCACGCTACCCGACTCCATGATGTGGCGGATACGATGAAGCAGAAACCAAGCGGACTTTTGAGTAATACCGAGATCCCGCGCAACCTCACAGGAGGAAATGCCGTTCTTCGCGTTAGCGACCAGCCACATAGCCGCGAACCAGGTTTCGAGGGGAAGACGGGAGGACTCAAAAATCGTACCGACGCGAACCGAGAAGCGTTTGCCGCAAGGTCGGCAGTTCCAAACCTTCTGCGTTCGGATGAACGAGAGTTCTCTGTTCCCACAGTAGGGGCATTCGACGCCGTTCGGCCAATGCATGTTCTTGGCATACTCGAAGCATACGTCAGGGTTGCTGAAGTATTTAATAGCCTCGACTAGGGTTTGGGGAGATTGTGTATTCATGTCCGCAGTGACCGCCTTGCCTAAAATTAGGTTGCTGATACTTAGTCACTAACCGGACGGTCATAAATGCGGAAAATATATCCGCCTAAAATAGGCGGATACTGAGAATATTTTTAGGCGATTCACGGCGATTAATTCGCCAAACTTGACACGCGCAACCAAATAGCCTATAATAATAGAGAGGGTCGAACAGTTCGTACCTGTTCGACCCTGTGCCGAGTGTGCCGCCGTACCTCAGAGGATAGAGGACCGGTCTCGTAACCCAGGAAGTCCTCGGTTCAAATCCGAGCGGCGGCACCAAACCTCATCTATAATGATAGCACATTAGACCGAATGTGTCAACGGCTACGGATCATGACGGACGATCAACTAAATGACGTGGTATCACACCAGATCGCTTTCTTCGAAAAGGAGCGATCTGACTCCCTGTCAAAAGCCCAGGAGTATCACAACAAAGCAACCGCGCTAGAGACGAGAGCGACCGAACTTGACGCTGTCATACGTAACCTGAAGGATTACCAGAATAAAATCAATGGAGTGACAACGAAGGCAGCATCTCCGCACACTCCCAACAAAAAGCCAAAGGTTGACATACGCTCACTGGCTCGTTCTTATATACAAACACATCACGAATTCACGTCAGATGAACTCTTCGGTTATATCCGCGCGTCTTTGCCTGATGCTCATGAAGGAACTATACGAGCAGAAATCAGCCGGTCAAAAAGACTGGGACGTGTAGTATCTATATCTAGGAACAAATATCGCTCACTAGAATGCCAGACACAAGAGCAGGCAACTACTGAAGAACCTGTGCCGGGTAGTAGCGAATCCCCGGAGTCTGACATGAGTTTTCTCTTACGGAGAAGAATACTCCCGAAAGAGCCAGAAGCAGTAAACAATGATCCTGAGCCAGCAAAGGAAGAAGGGCAAAAGGAAGAGGGACAACCGGAAAGTTTTCCTTTGTCTGATCGCTTCCCTTCCAATGACGATCTTGAAGATCTGGATCAGACAGATCCGTTTGCTGACGAGTAAAGACTTAACCCCGACGATTGCAGCGTCGGGGTTAGGGTACAGCGGTGCATACGAATGCTTCCGAGTCTCATCGTAAGTATACCCTACTTGCGAGTCGGAAACAAGTCCCTGCCCGCTGGAGGGGGTATATAAGGTGATACTCCGTGCCTTATTAGCCCTGGGGTTAGTCCGTACCCGACCAAAACGGACTGCTCAACCCGGCAGGATTTCCTGCCGGGTTGAGCCTCTACTTTTCCGTTTTTTCGTGATATACTGAGAGTAGACTAGACGGAGGAAACCAGACTATGAGTGACCAACCGTTAGAGCAGCCCGACTTACGTACGCCCTTCGAGAAGTTCGAAGACTTAGCCCGACTCGCCTTCAATACGCCGAAGTCGGTCGTAGATCAGCGGATGGCTGAGGAGAAGGAGAAGCGACGGCAGGCACGGGAGACTAAGAAGCAAACTCCGGCGAAAGGAAACCATCATGGTTGAAACTCAAAAAGTCGAGGAAAAGCCTGTTTCATGTAAACATGAAAATGTTAACAAGGAAATATGGCCTACGGACAACGAAGGCGGAATTTGGTCAACTGGCGATTTTGTCTGCCGTGACTGCGGTCAATCATTGACGCCAGAAGAACTTGATAGAATCAGGCCAAAGCAGAAATAATCCACAAAAAGAAACGTATCCTCTCAATAATCCGGGGTAACTTCGCCAAAATGGCTCGCCGATGACCTATGGCCGGGGCGAAAATCGGGCTTCCGCCCCGGATTATTGGAAAGATACAAAGAAACCTGTGCAATAGAAGATTGCACAGGTTTCTTTTTGCTTGTTTGGCCGCCCCATGTAGGCTATCTATATAAATACCATAATGTCTGCCATCCACTCACTACATTCTGTCCTGCCGCGTAGACATGAAACTGGAATCTGATCGGCTCCGGCTTGAATGCCGGTTCGGGGATCTCCACGCCATATTGCAACATGGTTTCCAGATAGTCCCTACGCGCCTCGTCAAGATTTTGCAAAGCCTCTTCGACGGTGAAACCCATCGCCATGCAGCCGGTGAGTTCGTCGTTATAGGCCATGAAGCAGGGTTCCCCTCCGGCCTCATCCGTCTCTACGTGAGTTCGCCACGGCTGGTTTACATACTCGTCAAGTGTCATTTCGGCGTGTCCCTCTGCGCTAACTATAACCGTTGTATCACTCCTAACGCTGACCGCCACGAGTATTACTGCGGCACCCCGAACCGGTTGACCGGCGGCACGTCCGGGATCTCGTGTGAGGGGGCGACGGGAGGGGATAGGTTCACGGGCGTCGTGCTCTGCCCATCCAGCGCCCGCTGAACGGCCATCCACAGGAAGCCCAGAGGGAGCAGCAACGACACGAACCGGGAGGACGGATAGAGGGCGTGCAACTGTGGGGCCACCGTGGGGAGCGCCTGCGCGACGGCTCCGAGTGCCAACAGGACGGACGCGCCGAAGCGGGCCGCGAGATGGCCGCGCGTCTGGGGGACGATCGGGACGGGGTCGCCGGGCTGAATGGTTGGATTCGTCATTATCCGTGCTCCTGAATGAATTGCCGACAGCGCCGATACTTCTCCGACGTGTCGTGCCCGTCCCACACGTCGGGATACGCCTGCATGTGCCAACTGACTTGGCCGCTCGGCAGATGAATGAACGCAACGGGCCATTCCGGTTCAGCGGGGTCAATCCGAACACCAGCGGGATAGCCTGCCTCTAACGCGCAACCGAGGGCCAGCATGACGAGACGATAGCGGACGCCGTACTTTTCGTCATTGGCCTCGATCGCGGCGAGGAGATTGGCGAGACGGCAGGCGTACTGTTCTTTGGTCACGGCGGAGAAGACGTCGGTACTCATCCCTCATCCCTCACAGCCGGCGACACCCACTCGGCCCAACTTGCCTCGCGCTCGCGTGCATGTTCGGCGTCACGGTGCAGACACGTCTCCGCCTGCCGTACCGCCGCCTCCCAGGCCGTGCGGATCGGTGCCGGGAGATCCGCAAACGCGGGCATCGGCTCCCCCCGGAAGTTGCAGTTGCCGGTCGAGGCGGCATAGGCGCGATAGGCGGACGCGGCGATTTCGTCCCAGGCCATGCCGCCGACGGCTTCTTCGGCTTGGTCGTTCATCGGTTCACATCCACTCCGGCGAACAATGCATGAGGAGTGACCTTTCTGGTGATATTGCGGAAGAATGCGGATTGCGATTCGATGAATGCCGCTTCTTCAGATGATGTCAAGGAAGGCAATTTCGTCTTCACGGCATCCTCGTTCGAAGGGATAGCCGTCCGCAATGCCTTCTCGAAATTGTTCGCATCCATAGCGTCTCTCCTCGTATATCCGTAACCGTAGGAAGATCCATCCGACTGAACAGAAAATAGAACAAAAACAGTAGAGGACTTGTGTCACAATCGGCACGGAATCGGTCACTAACACAGTGAACAGCACCGCAAACCAGAAAAGAGCGTGCATCAGCAACCGCATCTATTCAACCTTTCGCGGATCACAGAACGAAATGTCCGAGATCCCCCCGCCCGTCCGATAGTGGCCGAAGAGGACGTTGAACCTGTCGATCTCGACTTCGTCCTCTGTGTCGTTGGCGGTCATGCTCTGCCAGGTTTCGCGTAGCCCTTCCGGTATCATGTACCAATGGGCGTCCTGGTCCTGGTCGAAGAAGAAGCGTTCGGTCATGCCGTCGCCGTCACCATTCTCAATTCGACCTGCGCCAGATACTTACACGCCTTGTGATAGCCGCGTTGCGTCGCCTTCAGCAACGGCAGCACCATGTCGGCATCAATGGAACCGCATTCCTTCCAGTCCTCGAATGCCGACATCAGGTCGGCGTGCCAGGCGTCCCGTTCCCGTCGGGCGAGTACGAGCGTCTCCATGTCGTTGCCGCCGACCGGCGCTTGAAAGCCTTTCTCGCGTCTCTGCGCCTCTGCCCGCGTCCATCCTTCACTCATCAGGAGTTCCTCCACGCAGAAAAGCCGAAGATGAATCCGGCTATGAGATAGAGGCCGACGGCTCCGACTGCGACGCCGACGATCAACCAGAATAGCCATATCACGGTTTCGTCTCCTCCTGCCCTCGATTGTAGTACAGACACAGAAGCCGCCCCGCACACTCCGCCGACATCATCTCTTCGCTCCGCTCCACCTTCGAGAGATAGGACGGTGAGACTTCCAGTAGCAGGGCAAAACGTCGCAGGCTGATCTTGGAGAGGGCGCGTAGCGTACGAATCACCGATCGGGCGTGACATTGAACCGACTCGCGCTCCTTCTCGTATGCGGCGTACGCGGATACGTAGTCATGCAGACGGTCCAAGCTCTCACGGAAGGGCGTCTCGGGTGTCATGCGTGAAGTATACACTGTTCAGAGCAAAAAGTCAACGCGGCCACTTCCCGCCCCGCCGGATCGTCCAGATCCCCCACACCAAGCCGCCGACGATCGACGCCGTCAGCAGGGAGGAGAGGAGGCGGCGCAGCCTCAACGATGGGTGAGGGATCCGCCGTTGGAACTTGAGAAGTTGATAAACCCCGCCCCGTTCACTAAGGTCATCAATAGGTTCACCGTCACGATCAGGGCGAAGATGAGCAGCACGACGCCGACAATCCACGTCACATTCGCATCGACTCCGGGCGCGAACCGGCGAAAGACGGCGTAGATCAGGTACAGAATCAGCATAGCAACGAGCCAGAAAATGAGAGCACTCAACATCTTGACACCGTTCCGATCCTGCGGGTATCATCCCCGCAATTCCACGACTACCACGCCTACCACGCCGATGGGCGCGAGGTGATAGGCCAACATCGGTTGAAAGAATACCGGGCTCCGACCTTTTCTCCTTCGTTGTTGCTCCGGGACATGATGAGACGACCGGGGATAAACCGGCAACGAGAATAACGCGCATGGGGGACACAGACGGCTCTCGCCCGGAAGGGCGCGGGGCCGTCTCCTCATTTACAGGTACGGCGTTCGGGGCGTTTCGTTCACGGCTTCAGATGCGACGACAGAAACGCATAGATGGCCGCCATACCGACGATCATCCCGATGACCGCCGCGATCCCCACATGCGTGGCGCTCACGCCCTCCTTGTGCCCCTGCTCGGTGTTCTGCCGCTTCTGCATCTCGTCGAGGATCTTCGCCTGGGTCTCGAATCGTTGTGTGAACTCCGTCCGCATGGCGGACACCATCGCCTCCACCTCACGGCGGGGCATGTAGCCGTTTATCAGGTCGTTGACGGTCTGACGCCATTCGTTACTGTTTTTTTGCCATTCTTTCGTGTTTTCTTGAGCAACTTGGACAGCGAGTTGCTGAGAAGCCAACGCCGCCGCCACGGCCTTCTCGGCGGCGGCCAGGGCGGCGGCGACGGCCTTCGCCTGTTCCTCCTGGATGGCGGTAAAGTGTTCTTTGACCGTGAGAACGGTCCAACCGGTATCGTCGGGCATGTCGCTTTCAGCAGAATCCCCGATGACCGCCCGCATCCAGCCATTGAACCGGCGTCGAGCCCACGCCGGACACCAACAGACGCGCCGCGATCCCCACGGCATACTGAACCTGCATGGCATCCCCCGGCAACTCACACGGCCCCTCGGCGTTGAACGCCGCGCAGGGGTCGCCGGACTCGTCGAAGTCCACGAGGATGCTCTCGACGGTGGCCCCGGTGTCGTTGGTGTAGACGGTGCGCCACGCCTCGACGGCCACCTGACAGTTCATCGGGAACTCCGGGGAGCAGCCGACGTTCTCACAGTAGTAGTTACCGTAGGCGATCAGTTGAACCTGGATCGACACCCCGGCGCCGATGTCGGTCCCCTTGAGTTGACCGGTACAGGAGTCGTTCCAGGGGCAGCCGCTCTGATCGACGTATTCGACGCCGGGCGTGCTTTCGATGGCTACGGAACCGGAACCGGGCATGGTGTCACCTCCTTTAATCCGAGTAGATACGGAATCGCCTGTTCGGGCGTTGCGTCATCCCAACAACGTATACTCTCCTGGTTACAGGAAATCCCAAACAGGACATAGTTCTCATTCTCACCGGTGAAGTAGACACTTATCTTATATTGTCCGACCCACCATTCCGCGAGTATATCTGCGTGCGGTTGTTCCGGTGAGACGTGCAGGAAGGTCGGATCGGGCAGTTCGGGCCATTGTCCGCATTCAGTGAGCCATGCCTTCGCGTAGGCGATGAGGGCCGGGGTTGGCGGTAGACTGTCGAAATCTGAATCGTGCCAGTCTGACATAGCTTCCAGAATAGCATCCTGACTTTTCAAGTTACCTCCCCTTCAACTCATCAATCTTCGTCTCGATCCGTATCAACCGATCCGCCGTCGAGCGCGCCTGCGCCTCGAGGTGGTCCTGCAGGATCGCCTCGAACCGATGGATCTGCACGAGGTCGGCGGCGTGCTCCTGGGTGTGGTCCTGCAGGAGCAGGATCTGCGCGTGCTGCTCGCCGGTCTTCTCGCGGAGTTCGTCGCGGAGGCTCGATATCGACACCTGCGCCCACATGACGATCCCGACCAGCGTCCCGAGCAAGGCCACGATACCCTGTGCCAATGATACGCCGGACTGTAAACTCTGAGTCGCCGTCTGCACGGCGGCGCGTGGGCTCATCTCGTTGACGCTCCCCCCTGTCTGCGTTAAGGCTTCTGTGCTCATGTCGGTGGGTCGTCCTCCTTTCCTCTTCGCACACTGGACCGCCATCGGGGGCGGCGCGCGTGCCTCTCGTGTGGGGTTGACCGTACTGTGTTCGCTACTTCTTGTCGCCTTTGCCTTTACATTTGCAGAGGCTCATCTTCTTGCCGCACTTCGGGCAGACCTTCTCCTTCTCTTCCTTGTCTTTCGCCATCTCGTTCTCACCTCCCTCCTAATGGGGTGTCATCTCGCGTTGCAGTTTGCGTTCCTCCGGGGACATCGCCGCCGACGACTTCCGTGGCTTTGGGGGTGCCTTCGCCGCTTGCGCCTGCCGCACCTCCGCCGGTGGCAACGTCAACGGTTTCCCGCTATTAGCCCCGGTGGGATCGTAGAGGGCATCCGTGCCGGGTTCGCCCCTATTGTACCAGTCCATCCGGGCGGGGACGGTCCCCCGCGCCAGCGGAATGCGGTTCACTACATAATCCCGCAGGGTTTTGGGGTCGCGGCTATACTTATCGAGTTGGTCGGCGAGGTCGGCGATTCCCTGCGGAACGATCGTCCCGACCTCCGAGCCGACCATCTTCATCGGGTTCTGCTCCGTCAGTCCCCCCGCCGTCTCCGTAGCCCGCAAAACGGGATTCTCCTCGAACGCCTTCACGCCGGCCTTGACCGCCGGTCCCGCGATGGCTTCGCCCGCCTTGTTGCGCTGCGCCAGTTCAACGATAGTAGCCCCGATCGCAGGGAGAACGCCGACGGGGGCGAGTCCGCTAATCTGGTGCCATTTACCGCCAATCAGAACGGAACCGGGCCGTTTCGACTTATCGGCATTCGCGAAGCCGGTTATGACGCCCCGACTTGCCCCAATCGCCCCGATCGTCATCAGTGCCCCCCCGACGCTCTGGCGCCCCAGTGTTTCCACGAGTCTCTTCTGCGCCGCCGCGTCAAACGGCTTGCCCTGCAGCCGGTCCCCGGCGAAGCGGACGCCTTCAACGGGACCGCCGACGGCGTAGTCCACGAGGCGCGAGGCGATGTTGCTGCCGACCTTTGAGAAGGGCATCAGGAAATCAATACCGGCCCTTCCTACCGCATTAGGCGCCACCGCCCGAGTTTTGCCTAGCCATTGCGTAAAGGCGTTGTCATTCAAGAAAACGGCCTGTTCCGCCCCGACGATCGCGTTCGTCGTCATCTCATCGGTCGGATTGTTTAGCAGTTCCTGTACTCTCTGCACCCGCGCCGTTCCGCTCAACCCCTCATTCATCGTCGTCAGGCGCGCCTCCTGTTGAAGTGCGCGGGTGAAGGCATACAGACGCGCCGGACGGTACGTCGCGGCGTGGGCACGAGTGACGAGGTTGATATATCCCTGCGCCAGTTTGTTCGACGTCTGGACATCTCCGAAGAGGCGGTCGCGCGTCTCGCCGATCCGTGCGATCGGTGCTACCGCGCGCCCCGCAATCGTCGTTCCCCGTTGCGCCTCCTCTTCCCCTTTCAACAGGATCATACCGGCCTCGCGTACTCCCTGTGTCGCGGACTGATAGACGGCTTTTGCGATGTCTACGGGGGTGCCGCCGGTGACGGTACGGGGATTCTTCGTCACCTTCGAGAGAATCGCATCCATCGCCGACGAAGGGAGTTTCGCCAGATCGTCGGCGGTCAGCGAAATCCCGTGAGCCAGCAAGACCTTGTCCAACGTGCGCGGACTGGATAACAGACCTGCCTTCCACAAAGCAATCAGTTGAGAGGACGCAGGGATCCTCCCCTCTTCCATCAACAGTTTGTTCATCGCCTCGTGATCGTTGGGGTCGAGGGTCGCAAGTCGCGCCGCCACCCGGTCGGCGTCCGCGCCATACTGATTGACCAGCAGACGCTGCGCTACTCTCCTCGCCGCCCTCTGTTCCGGTGAGTTGCCGTTCACACGATCATTCTCTGCTTGCGCTTCTTTGACCGCATCGGTGAGGATCTGGGATGCGACGCTCTGTTGCTGCGCGGAGGCGCGCGGGCGTTGGGCGTCAATGTATGCCCGTCCCAGAGCCTTCTTCTGCTCCGGCGTCAGGTCCCGTCCATTGGCGACGGCCTTGATGATTTCGGGATCGACGGCGGCGCGGAATGCGTCGGCTTGCGCCTTCCCCAAGCGCGAGTTCAGGTTCCGATCAAAAAGCTGTTCCGGCGTTGGCGTCGGCTTGGCGGCTTTCGTGGCGGCTTGCCTCATCCCGTCGAGTTGCTTCTGCCAGGCGTCGCGCTCCGCTTGCGTCCTCTGCAGTTCCGGCGATGTCGGGCCGGGCGTGCGTTGTGGGGTCGAAGTGTCGCCGGTCTGCACCTTCTGTTTGAGTTCCTCGATCCGGGCGTTTGCGGCGTCGATCTTCGCTTGAACCTGCTTCTGTGCCGCCTCCTCCGGCGTCGGCTTCGCCGCCTCACGTTTCATCGTATCGCGTTGTTTCTGGAGGGCGTCCCGTTCGCGGGTTGCCATCTCCAACGCTTCCGGGAGGGGTCGGTTTGCAGTCGGCGTATTCGTCGGGAATTGCCCCGTCTTGATCTGTTGGTTCAGTTCGTCGATCCGGGTCTGTACCTGCTTCAGTTGGGCAGCTCGTGCCTTCGCCTGGGCGAGTTCCGCCCGCAATGTGTCCCGCTGTTGTGAGAGTACCTCCAGGTTCTCGGTACGTGGCCGATTGGCCGTCGGCGTCCGCGTCGAGAGGTCGCCGTTCTTGATTCGAGATGTGAGGTCGTCGATGTCCTTCTGAATCACCGATGCCTCGCGCACGGGCGCCTGTGCGGCGCGCTTGGCCGTTGCCGCCTCTTCCCGTGCGGAGGCTACGAGGTCGTCGACGGTCTTAATCGCCCCGCCGGTCGAAGCGGCGGCTCCCTTTCTACCGGGCATCGCATCCAGATAGGCTTGCGACACCGTCCGTTGCTCCTCCTGCGTCATCGCCTCGCCGCCGATCAGCTTGTGCAGCAAAGCGGTATCGCCGTCGGGTGCGACGGCGTTGACGAAGTCGGCGGCGCCTTTACGGCCCAACCGGTGCCCGAGTTGATCCACGAAGACGTCGCTGACCTGCTTCGTCTGGATGCGTGTTACGGCCTCGGCGCGGAGGTTCGCCCAGACGTGCTGGAGGTCGGCATCGTTGACGTGGTCGCCGATGTCGGCTTTCATCGCCTTCGCCCAATCGGCGAAGGAGCGTGCTCCGGCTTCCAGGTGGAAGCCGCCGATCGTCATGACGTCCTTGAGGAGTCCGGGCACGTTCGCCAGAGAATTGAGGGTTCCGGCGGTCCCTTTGATACGGGCACGAGCCGCCTGTGCGGCATCGGCGGTGAAGACCTTATTCGTCGCCCCCCACGTCCTACTGCGCGGGGTTGTCGCCTCCCTCACGTCCGCCTTCGGCTGGAACAGCGCATCCGCCTGCGCCGCCACGTCCGGACCGCGATAGGCGTCCGCCAGGATCCGCATCGACGACAGCGTCCGTCCCGCCTCCGCCGTGTGCCCGGCCAGCGTCTGCAGGATAACCTGATGCTCCTGGGTCGCCTTCGCGAACGCCGCCTGGTTCTCCTCGTTGGGGGCGGCGCGGTACTTAGCCGTCGCGTCCCGTACCCGTTCGGCGGAGTCTACCATGAGTTGCCGCAGGGCCGTAATATGGGCCGCTCCCGCGCCAGGGACGGCCGCCTGGATCTGAGTCGGGGTCAGGCCGAGTTCCTTCGCGGCCTTCTGTGTCTCGGCGAGGGAGATTCGGCCACCCCTGGCCCTTTCGATGTCGGCGGCCATGCCGTTGACGGTATCGGCGAGTTGCGCCTTGACGTCCTCGCCGGTTTGGAGGCGGTCGAGGTTGAGGTTAGCGACGTGGCCGGTGGTCTGTGGGGGCTTTACCGCTTGCGCTTCCGGTGGGGTGCCTGGGGATGGTGCTTCTTGGCGGACGGCTTGGGCGCTCGTTGGGGGAGGTGGAGTCCCTTCGACGCCAGGTCGAACTCCTTCACCACCGCCGGGGAGATTTTGCCCTGCTTCTCCAGCATGTGGACCTTGGCCGCTTGCTTGAGGCTGCGATATGGCACTTACGAGTCCTCCTTGTGCGGGCGACGTCTCCGGCGTGACGACAGGAACGGATACGGCTTCTGTCGGCTTCGCCCCTCCCCCCTCCCCGGCCCCCGCCGTCTGGACGCCGGGAGGCTGGACGGTCACGGGAGGGGGCGCGGTCGGCTTCCCCGTCTGCAGACTCCGCGCCTCCTCCACAGTCGGGAAGTTATGGATTCGCGCCGCATCGTTGACGATCTTCAAGATGTCGGGGCGTGCCTCGGCGAAGTGCGGATCCTGCGCCAACGCCGAATAGGTCCGGACGAAGAGTTCCCCCGCATCGCCGCCGCTGTTGATACGGAAATGCCCCTTCGGGATCAGGTCACCGGAATGAGTCGCCTCCGGTGAGGGGTAATCGAAGTAACGGTCGTATTCCCGCCCCGGCGTCCGTTCGGCCATGTTCCACAGGACATCTTTAGCCGTCGGCTTCTTGGTCGCTAGGAACTCGTTATCCATCGAGGCGTCAAGGGCGTGGGCGGCTTCGTGCAAGCCGACCGTTCCGCTCATCTTCTGCCCGAGTTGAACCGGTTTGCCGTCGATCACCTCCTGCCCCTCGGCCCGATAGTCCTGCGGAAGTGTGCGGGTGAAGAGGCTCGGATACTTCTGCGCGTGGTCGGCCTCGGTGTCGCCACTCGCCTTCATGATCGCTTCGACATGGGCGCGAATTGCGGGCGACAATGCCCACGGTTGCACAACGTTCGACCCCGCTACCGATTTGTTCGGAGTCTCTACCGCCGCAGTGTTTGGAGTCACCGTCCCCACCCCCAGTCCGGTCTCCCGCTCGAACTGCGCCGGGGTCCAGAAGCGGTCGTGTCCTTCTCCCGTCGCATGGACGCCGCTGCGGTCGGCGGTGACGACGGTGTATTTGCCGCCGTCGGAGTGGGTGAAGGTGTCGCCGGGGCGGACCGGCGCGGATGCCGGTTGCTGCCTCTGTGGATTGACGGGAGGTACCTCTGCCGGTCGGGGCGGCTCTTGTACCGTCGGGACCGCCGGTTGCGCATCTGCGGGGGGCGTCGCGGCCTCCGTGTGCCGCGTAGAGGGGGCGGAACGGTCCGGGCGCGTGCCGACGGCCACGGGAACGGGCGGCTTAACCTCTCCCGGCGGGGGCGTCGTTCCGGACTGGTCGCGGGGCGCCGGTCCCCGCGTATCCATCCGCCCCTGCGCCAGCTTTAGGGCGCCGATGTCGCCTGCACTCAATCCGTGTTCCGGGGCGATTTGGGGGATGGCGTGGGGCGAGACGGCGTGAACGCCCGCCAATGCCGCCATGATTCCCGATATGAGGGCTTCCGGCCCCTTCCCCGCCCGTGCGTCCTGGACCGCCTGCACCCCCTGCTGTGTGGCGAAGAAGGCCGAGACGGCACGGCCCCCCAGAGGACCGAACTTGCCGGCCAGCGCGCCCGGCGCCCCCCACGCTACCGGGTCGGTGGTCATCCCCGCCGCCATGTCCGCGACGGCGTTGCCCAATTTGCCGACGCTGCCTAACTTCTCGGCGGCGGCGACCCGTGCGGCCACCCGCGAGGGCTTCCCCATCTCGCCGACATTCACCCCTTTGAGAGCGTTCACCCGGTCCCAATAGCCGGACTTGGCGAGTGCTTCCGCCGCCGGCCAATCGCGGGGATCTAACCTTCCCATCCCGGTATCGTTTTTGGGGTTCACGTCGATGTCGTGCAAGCCGGGCAGCGGGACCGGGCCCCCGTACATGCCTGGGAAGGAGACGTTACCGCCGTAGAGGGCCGCCTTGACCATCGCGGATGGGTAGGCGAGGACGTCGCCGACCTTACCCGCCGCCGTCCCCAACACCTTCATCGGCGCGTCAGGGTCGTACTTCTGTCCCTGCGTGTACTTCGTCGCGCCCGTTTTTATTTGTGGTGTCGGCGTCGTGAACGCCCCCGGCGGCCCGATCTGCCCCGCTCCGGCCCCCGCACGGTTCCACGCCTCCTTCAGCAGCGCCGCCTTCGTCACGGGATGGAGGGCGAGTTTGGGATCGTTGACGATCTGATCCCGCACGTCCGGGCTGACGTTGGTCAAACGTTGCGTAAGTTTCTGATACCACGGCGCGTCGGCGTGGGTCTTGCCGAACTGTGCTGCCATCGTTTCCGTCTGGGGGGCGAATGTCGGCGGCTTCGGTCCCGTTGTGGATGTCTGCGGCGTAGCATTAGGCGTTAGGCGTCTTGCGTTGGGCGGAGTCAGTCCGTTCGCCTTCAGCATCGCGGGATCGGTCACGTCACGGGCGGCGGCGACGCGGGGGAGGAGGTTAGGCGCCTGCATCTGGGGGGCGAGTTGGGAGGCCAGGACGGCGGCGTAGGCGGCGGCGGGAGGTACTCCGCCGGTCGGCGTTATCGGCGGTTGGGGTGCCCCTTCCGACGCTACGGAGGGACCGGGCGGGGCGGCTTGATCGGGATAGCGCGCGAAGAGGACGTTTGACACATGCGCCCGGTCCTGTGTGCCGAGTGCTTGATAGTGATCGGACTGCTCCAGCCATTTCTGCCCCACGACACGCTTGTCGTGGGGTGCGAGTGCCTGAAACTTCGGCGCACTTTCCAAATCGTCGAGGGTGAGATCGGACATATCAGTGCGGGCCACTCATCGCGGAATCTACGAAGTCGTTCCCCTTCTGCGGATTGCTCCGAGTCGTTCCGCCGCCACTGGGACGCGCGCCACCTCTCCCCGCCCCCCGTTGCGCCGCTACAGAAAGTGCGACGTTATTGGGCCCATCCTTATAATCCCCCAAGTGCGCCTTATACTGACCATTCTTGAAGGCACTCCAGGGGGAATAGTCGGGCTTGTTGGGTCCGTTGCGGAAGATGTAATCCGCCGCCGCCTTGATCGCCGCGTCGGGGTTGTACGCCTCATCGTCGGTAATGTTGACGGGCGGTGCGGCTGTGTTGAACTGCATGATGCCCCGATCATACCCCTTCTGCCCGACCTTCGCCGACGCCTGCCCCGTCCAACCGCCGGATTCGGCCATCGCCACGGCGGTGAATCGGGGGATCTCGCTTTCGGGTACGCCCGCCTCGCGCGCCTTCGCCGCGATCTGGCTCCCCTTCAGTTGGATACCACCGTTGTAGTCGATGTTGTGCCCCTCCCAGGACATACGCGACGTGCCGGGCGGTAACTGCGGCGAACCGTAGAAGGACTTCTGGGTATCGAGGATGCGACCGGCTTCGAGGGAGTTGGCGGCCTTTGACTGTGTCAGGTTTTTGAGAGATTCCGAAAGGCGCGCGACCATCGTTTCGCCGACCTTGTGACCGGGATTGTTGGGATCGTTAGCGGTGACAGTGTCATAGAAGGGTTTATCCTTCGGGTCAAGCGTAGTGGGGTCGAATCCCGGTTTTATGAGACGCGAGACGTTCCCGATACTCATATTCGTATTCTTGATCTGAGTATCCATCGCGGCGTTCTCTTTTTGCAGATCCGAGAGCGTCTTCGACATCGTCCCCAACGAGTTCAACGATTCCTGCTTCGCCTTCTGCCCGAGCGACGCCCACGCCACCTGATCCTGATTGTTCATGTGCCCCTTCATGGCCTCGTGGAGTTGCCGTTCGCTCGTCCCGTTGAGTTCCGCTAGAGCCTGACGGCGGTTCTCCATCGTCTCCTTGAACTTCTCGTTGGCATCACCAAACGTCTGTAGCCAATTCTTGTAATTGATCTCCGTTTGCATGTTGGTCGGTTCCAGTCGGATCTTGGCGATCTGATCGGGCATCGTCTGGACCAGCAGGGAGTTCTTCGACTGGGTGTAGTCCTTGTTCGCATTCGAGAGGTTCGTCAGGGCGATGATATGCGGAATCTGCACCTGCGCCAGATTATGCTTATCGGTCGCCTGCTGCTGTTGCATCGTAAATTTGGGCGCGACTCCACCGGGGGCCAATCCGGGCGCGGTGCCTCCCGGCGGTACGGCTGCCGTAGCGGTCGGCTGGATACCGGGCTGCAACGTCGCACCCGGCGGCGTCATCCCTTGTCCAAGTTGCGGCGCAAGCGTCGCCTGCGCCGCCGCGCCCGCACCGGGTATTAGGGCGGCGCCCGCCGTGCCCGGTTGGACGTTGGGTCCGGTCTGAGGCGGGACGCTCCCCCCCATCTGCCCCGCCTGGTTCTGCATCTGGGCGAACGCCTGCGTCACGGTGGGATGGCCCATCGCCCGATTGATGGCGTCGTTTATGACATCGTTGGCGTGCCAGCGCCCCCCTTCCGGCGGCTGGCCGGGGGTGATTAACCCCTTCACCCCCGGCGTTACGGCGGCCAATCCAGGCGGCAGGTTCCCGCCTACCGCCTGAAACTGTCCGAGGGTGAGTTGCCCGACCGGCGTGTTCATGGCGGGGTTCGCGTTCGGTTGTGCGGCCACGGCGGCGGGTGCGCCCGAGGTGGCGGTCGGCGCCGTTTGCGCGGCCTGCTGTTCTTGCGTAGCCGAGGGGGGTTGTGATTGGGGCGGTTGCCAAGTTCCGCCTTGCGTCCCTCCGCTCGTATCCTCGCCGGTGATCGGGCCGACGTGGCTCTCCAGCGCCTCAAGCGTGAGGTTCGCCGGAGGCTTATTGCCGTAGAGTTTGTTCAGGGCGGCCATAGTCGGGCCGTAGACACGGTTTTGAATGTCATTGCGATCGGCGGCACCGAATCCGAGTCCAGCTAACGCCGTCTCGGTCTTCGCCATGTCGCCGCCGTTGCGAACGTAGGCGTCCACCATGATCTTCTTGAGTTGCGTCTGTGATCGGAGATCGGCGGCGCTCAGGCGCTCCGCCTGGTTTCCCGCCGCCACTGTTTCCCGCGATCCTGCATTCGTCTGTGCGACACCCATCCGGGACGCCGCCTGCGTCCCCGCAATGTCCTCCTTACTCCCCTGCGCCGCCTGTGCCGCCTGGACCGCACGGTATTGCTGCAGTCCGGCGTTGAGACCTTCGAAGAGTCCTTTTATGGGAGATAACCCAATCTCAGAAGAACTTAGATCACTCATGGTTCACGCCTCCCCGCTAATATGAATCAGAGATCGGCAGGATCGAGTTCAGAATGTCCTGGTCCTGTGCCGTCAGTCCGCCGCCGCCCCCCGCCGAATCAGCGGGCGGCCCAAATACCCCCGAGTAGCCCGCCGGGAGAGCCGCGTTGTTCGTCGCGCCCGTGTAACCGGTCGGTGACGCAAAGGCGCTCGTGACGGCACTCGCCAGATTCGGACCCAGAAGATTACCGAGGTAACCCAACACGCTCCCGAGGGGGTTCGTCGCCGCATCCTGTAGCGCGATCTGCGCCTGCTGCCCGCTCCCCGACAGGGCCGTATTGGCGACGTTGTTGTAGAGTCCCCCCGCCGATAGGGTCCCCCCGGCCCCGGCCTCCTCCTGCTGCGCCCCCTGCTGCATCTCCCCCGCCGACAAGTTCAAGAGATTACCGAGGTCCTGAACCCGTTGCTGTTGTACGGCCATTTGCGCTCCGGCTTGAGTCTGGTTGACTAATCCGGCAAAATGTTGGTCTATCGCCGCACTTCCTTCTGCGGCTAACTGCGGATTCACCTGTCCCAACGACGAGAGGTGCCCCTGATAGGCGCTGATGGCGTTCTGTTTGGCCGCGTTGAGGGCGTCCACCTGGCTATTGACGTAAGTCTGCTGATTGGGATTGAGGCTATAGGGGTTAGCCGGATTCTGCTGCGGCTGTCCCGCCGGCTGTCCGGTCAGTCCGGTCCCCGGCGTGGCCGTCGCGCCGCCGCCGGGTCGGGCCACACTGACGCCGCCTGCGTTGGAGTTGCCGTTGCTGTTGAGGGAGACGTTGCCGAGCCCGGCGGCGTTGCCGAATTGGCCGAGATAGTTGTTCAGGAGGTTATTCCATTGCGTGTATTGTTGTTGCCCCTGACCGTAGAGGCCGCCATACATCCCCGCGCCCGTAGAGGCTTGCCCTCCGGCGAGGTTCTGGTTGAGGACGGATTCCTGCAGTTCCGTATTGGCGTTGGTACCCGCGCCGCTGGCAAAGCCTGGTGGCATTGAATCACATCCTTTCTTTTTGAGGTATAATGTATGAGAAAGTGCCCGCGATGTTATCAGCATCCGGGCACACGTTCAACACCTTCTCGCGAAAGGCATTGACATGTTCAGTGTACCCGTAACCAGACCGTGCCGCAAGTGTAAGCAATCGCTTCCCCTAACATCCTTCTCGAAGGATCGCACGCGAAAAGATGGTTTAGGCGCAATCTGCAAGACTTGTATGCGCGAATACCATCAATCTACCGGACAATCTCGCAAGGTAGCATTGCAAGTAGAAAAGGTCTGTATCTACTGCAAAAAAACCTTCATAGCCTCTGGGAAAGCCGTTAAATACTGCTCTCACAGTTGCTGTAACAAAGCCCGTTCCACCGACTTAGCATCTCGCTTCTGGCCGAAGGTTCAGAAGTCCGACGATCCTGATGCCTGTTGGCTCTGGACCGGTGCCCAAAGTACAAACCGATATGGCGGCTACGGTTGCATCGGACTCGGCACTATCCCCAATGTAATCGAACGCGCTCACCGCGTCTCGTGGACTCTTCATCACGGTAAAATTCCTGACGATTTGCAGGTTCTTCACAAGTGCGATACGCCCCTATGCGTGAATCCGGATCATCTCTTCCTCGGAACCAACGCCGACAACGTAGCCGACAAGGTTTCCAAGAACCGACAATCAAAGGATACGACACCGCACGGCGAAGACTGTCCCTGGACGAAACTCACGCTTGAGCAAGTTCGGCAGATTCGCGCCGAATATGTCCCTTACTCAAAGTACGCGAATGCGCGAGTTTTGGGTGAACGCTACGGCGTCGAACATTCTCAAATTCTTCGCATCGTCCACGGTATACGATGGAAAGATGACTTGAAGTAAGCCGCGTTTATTTCTTCCCTCTGCCTTTGCCCTTCGCGAGTTTGGCGCGGGCTTTGGCCTTGATGCGGGCGGCTTCGGCCCCGGAGATATTCCCGGCGCGGGCCGCACGAGTCGCGCCGCCGATGGCGAGACGTTGGTGTTCCGGGTCGTTAAGTGGAAACCCCTTCTTCTTCGGTTGCGCGAACTCGGAGGGCTTCATCTTCTTGCGGGTCACCGCGTCCAACTTCGCCATCGTCAGTACTTCCCCTCCACCATGAACAGATCCCCCGCAACGGACTTGTAATACCACAGGTTATTGAGAGGACCCGACAGCACAATCGTCTGTCCGCTCCCGCTGACGAGTTTCCCCTGCGCCGTGGTGGTGGGCGTCACGGCCTGGTTCAGGAGATACCAGAAGGAACTCCCGTCCGCCCCCGCCGTCCCCGTGCCCTCCGTCCGCATATCCAGCGTCTGCAGGAACATGCCGGGGTCGAGGCCGGGCCAGGGAACCTTGCCCGCCGCCTTCAAGAGAGCCAGCGTCGTGTAGCTGGTGCCGTCGGAGGCGAGGACGAGCCACTCGGAGTTGGCGTTACTCTCCTTCGTGAAGACCGTATTGGGCGCGTGGGGGAAGATTAAGATGGCTCTAACTCTCCTCTCTCTCAGAACGGAAGCGAGGTCCGGACGATTTGCGCGCCGCCGCCGCCGCCCGAAGAAGAGGGCATCAGCGTGGAATTGTTGGTGACGGCGGTCGCCCCGAATGCCGCCAACGGGAGCGGTGTCGGATTGCTGCTATCGGTGACGTTCCCCGGCGCGTAGGCCACCGTTAGCACGTCGGTCGAAAGGATGGGGTTCGCCATCGTCAGAATAACAGTGTTCCCGCTTGCGGTTGCGGAGGCGATGCTGCGAGTCACCCCGCCTGCCTTCACGGTGAAGCCGGTTACGCCCGTCGCCGGGAGGATCGGAGGCGCACCCGTTGTAAAGCTAAGGGTGATGGTCGCGCAGTTCGCTCCCGTAACGGCGCTCGCCAGAAGGGGCGCTACCGTATTGAGTGTTGAATCGAGACGCGTAATCAGCTTCGGGACGCCGAACGTCGTGTTCGGGTGCAGTCCGTCCACGGTGTCCGGATCGGGGTCACTCCAGACGGAGGAGCCGCCGACGTTGGTCATGATCCAGGGCGATGTCGTGGTATCCACCAGAATGATCTGCGCCTGCTGCCCCGACGTGAGGGCGGCACAGGCGGCGACAATCGCCGCGTTCCAGGTTGCAAGGATCGTCGGAGTCGTGGAGGCGTAGGTTGTCGGCAGGATGTAGAGCACATAGAACGTCGTTGACGGGAGGCCCGTCGTCAACGCATTCATCATGTTATAAAAGGAGGTCTGGAAGGTCGCAACGGTCTCCGTCCCGTTCCGCTGCCCCATATCGTTGGTGCCGTACTCGATGACGACGATGTTCGGCGCCGGATTCATTCCAGTCAGTTGGGCCGTTCGATACTCACCGGATTGGGTGTAGTAGGCGGGGATACCGGAACCGAAGTTGTGAACGGTGGAACCGCCATAACCCCGGTTGAAGTGCCGCCAACCCTTCTTCACAACCGCAACCTGATAGGCGAATGATGTCGTGGAGTCCGATGCGCCATCGCTGTAACCCGCCGTGATGCTATCGCCGTACCAGGCGATGACCTTCGGATAGGCCGGGGGAGCCGAAGTCAGGTTGATCCCCGTCCCGCCCGACGTGAATAACTGGAACAGAGGAAGACCGCCGGTCGTGAAAGCCCCGGTGAGGATATAGGTATGCTGCGCCGTTGAGTCAAGCCCCGTCGCCATGACATACGGACCCCATCCCGTTGAGGGAAGTGTCACAGTCGCCTGATCCACGCCATCAATGTTCAGCTTGACCTTCTGACCGACGTAATCCCCAAAAAGCCCCAGGGTTCCGATCGTCGCACGGAAGACAAGCGAGGCATCGCAACCCGGAGAGGCTGCGCCGCTGTTGCCGTTGACGTACAGATAGTAAATACTTCCTGTAACGTTGGTTAAGGACCAGTCGGAGTTCTGATTGAGGATATAGGTTGAATTGCTATCAAGACGTACAGGAGTCCCGTAATTGGTAGGAACGGCCAGTGACGGTGAGGCCCCGTAGACGATTAGAGAGTTCGTCGTATCAATGTTGAGTGTGCCGTTCAACGTCTGAACGACGATCGTGTGAGTCGCATCGGTCAAGCCGGAAGCGAGTACGAGGTTATTATTCCATGCATTGATTCCGGCTGCAGTCAGAGTCGAGTAGGAGCCGCCGTCAATGGACACCTGAACCGGGGAAACGTTGGTCGGGTAATAGTTACCGAGCAGACAGTCGGTTCCAGTAAAAGTGGTCGTGAATGTATCTTTGTATGTCGCGCTCGTCCCGTAGTAGGTGTGACCGCCGTTTGTTGTGGTATTGACAAAATCCGGTCCCAACTTGATGATGTTGGCGTTGGTCATCGGATAGGTTGTTTTCGTCTGCGCCGTCGTATTGGTAACGGACGTATTGGAGAATGTCGCCATCGTGTTGGGCGTGCCGGTCGAATCTACCAGGTTGCCGGTCACGGAGGAGTAAGATACGAGGACAGCCTGCCCAGATGTAACCGCTGTTGTGAGAGTGAGCGTCACGAGATTGAACGCAGAAGTCGCCGCCGTAATGACATCGGGGAGGCCCGCTACAGTGACGCTGAAGCCGGTAATCGCAGAAGTTGGGGAAAGAGGAGACGTGCCGATTCCACCGATAGCGAGAACGATTTGATTCCCGTTCGTGGTGGTATAGGCGTTCTGGACTACCAGACTTGCTGCCATTTAGGGTAGACTCTCTCCATCTCTCTCGAAAGGTTCACAGGCCATGCCCGAAGACACATCGCACTACACCGCCGAAAGTTTCGGCAACGCGGTGGAACAGGAAAACGAGTATTCCCGACTCGCCGCCGATACTGACGCCATCCACGTCGCAACCGAAACGTTGGACAAACTACAACGCCGTTCAGAAAAACTCGAAACCGAACTACACATCGGCAAGACATTGACCGACGAAGAGTACGATCGCCTTCGTAACGGCACACATCTTAACGCTACCGGAAGTACTAGAATCTCCCAATGGTTGCTGGAACGCTTCGTAAAGGACTGAACCATCATGCCCCAATTCTCCCAACGCGCTCTCTCAAAACCGACCGGGTTCACCCTTACCGTCAACGGCACGGTTCCGGCCATGACGCGCCATATCGACCCGGATCGTTTAACCATGACTTGCACACTTGCCGAACCGCTCGTCAACGGCGACGTCATCCGCACGTCCTGGCGCGCCCTCTGGCTCCGGCAATGTCGCCCCTTCTCCGGGCCGAAGCCGCGCCGCCATTAGGAGACCCCCCACGTATACCAGATCCCGTTCGCCGCGTCTGCCATAAAAATAGCCCCCCCGAAGTTGATCGGGCTGATGAACAGGTCGAAGAAGGCCCCGGCGTCCAGCGTATCCCCGGCGTGCGGGACGACGCGGTAACTCGACGCCCCGGAACCGGCGTTCTTGATCCAGATGGCACGATCCACCGAGACCGACGCCTGCGGCAACGTTATGGGATTCCCGCTCCCGCCGGGTCCGCCCACAATCGCAATCACAACGTCCGTTGAGGCCACGACGTAGCCGCCGGAACCGTTCGTCAGGACGTTGAGGGCACCGACACCGCCGAAGCCGGGGAAGGTGAAGACGGCGGTATTCTGGATGACGCCCGGCCCCGTCAGGGTCACATCGCCGCTCACCCCGCCTGCACTCCCGATCACCAGCGCCACCCCCTCGTGGGCGTGGTCGTCGTACGCCAAATTCGGCCCCGTCCCGGTGCTGGAGGTCGCCTCGACGGGGTTCGAGGCGCGGGGGGCCAAACCCGACAGGAAGCTCGGGATGTTGGCGATCGTCTCCTGAAGCTGCTCCAGCGTCGTCTGCTGCTGCTGCGCCACCCCCGCGCTACGATTGACGTAGTCTTCGAGTTGCCCCCATGCGCGATCCTCGTAGACGTCGCCGCCGCCGGGTATCTGGTCGGGGTTCAACTTGATCGGGTTGATGGGTGGGACGGCGATTAGCGTATCCTCGTGAACGGTCTACCAGGCTTAACGAAATTTTGATGAAAGTGCGCCCCCTTCGAGGGCGCATTCATCAGGGCGGCGTGTTCGTCCGCCGCCACGTCCGGGTAGAAGTAGATGCGCCCGTTATCCTCCCCCTTGCCGGGGTGGAACTCGACGCCCATCTCCGACTTGTCCGGATCGAATCCAACGAGAGCGAGGTTGCTACTCTGCACAGGTTTCCAGTCCATGAATGGCACCTTTCCGGCGCGAATGCAATAGAAGTCAACGCATTGACTTCATCGCCCACCTTGCATCTCTCGGATCGCCCGCAGCTTGTCCGGCGCGGCGCGCAGGGTGCGATACCCCGCCGCATCGACGCCGTGGAGGTAACTCCATGTGCCGTCGCTCCAGCGTAGGTGGACGGTGTCGCCGGAATGCCCCATACCGACGAGGGCACGCTCGCCGCGTTTCGGCGGGGGCGGCGTGTGGACGGTTCCCGTTCCGCGCGGAAACCGGTCGGCCTCGGTGGGGATGCGCGACTTGACCTCCTCGGTGTGGCCGTCGCGGAAGGTGGCGGTCGCGGTGCCTAAGCCGGTGTGGAGGACGCTGACGGGTTTCTCTTCACTCGGCATCGGCATCGCACTTACACCGACCCCTTTCCCGCTTCAGTTCCAAGAGGGCGTCCGTCGTCATGTTTATGGCTATTTCGGCCTCCTGACTGCTCGTATTCGGCACGCCGTCCCAGAGGATATGCAGCATCTCATGAACGAGAATCTTCTCCATGTCAAACGGCCATTTTCGGTTATCCCCGGCATCTGGCGGATCGAGAACACGGATCTCGGCCTCCTTCATATCCGGCCAAATCTGCACGTTTCCGTCCAGAGTGTTGTCCTTGAACTGACTCTGCCGCCAGATCCTGACTTCAATATTCCAGTCCTGCACCCTCAAGCGCAGTTGCCATTCTCGACAGAGGATTTGGAGTTCCTCTAAACTGACGACAACGTTTTCATCCATGTGTCACCCCTGAGTCACACTCTCCAACTCCACCGACTTGATAATCAACCCCGTTCCCTGCAGATTCAGTTGTATATCCAGGTATCTCCCCACCGTCGCCGCACTGAACCCCTGTCCGATCAGGATCCCCTGCACCAACTCCACCGGTAGCGCCGCCGCCGAATTGTTCAGCGTCCATACCTCGGTGTTCCCGTCGTAGTTCAAGGTGACGGTATTCGTCCCGGTCAGGGTTCCACTCCCCCGCACCCGAACCCGCCGCGCCCGCTTCCGCAGACTCCCGGCGGTGTTCCCGGCGGCGTCCCGGTCGGTTGGGTCCGGCTGGATGACCCGCGTCCGATAGACGATCCCGCTAACGGCCTGCGGGAAGGTGTATTCGTCGATCATGCAGACGGTGTTGTCGCTGCGCCCGACAAACAGCACGCGCGGCGTATCCACCTGCTGCATGGCGAACATACACGTAATCGAGGCGCCGCCGAACAAGTTAAGCTGACTCCAGCCCTGCAGGTCGAAATCGTACCTGTAGAGGCTGGTCCCGATCCCGAGATAGTAACAGTTGTTCACGAACGCCCCCTGGGCGGCTTCTAGGGCCGCGTAGCCCTCGACGGTGGCGGCGAAGGCGAAAAGGTCGGGCTCGATGGGCTTGCTGAACTTCTCGATGATGAAGCGGTAGATGTACGAGATGACATAGACGCCATCGTCGGAGAGGAACGCGACGTGGTTGTCACATCTCACAACGCTATCGGGGGCGATACACCCCCGATCGTGCACCTGCCGGGACTCGAAGTCGTTGAAGTCCGTCCCCTGCAGACTCCAGATCCCGCGCCGGCAGGCGATCATCAGGTAGGACCCGAACGAGGCGAAGCCGTTGATCGGGTTCCCGCTGTCCGTCGTGATCTGAAGCGTCCCGCCGTCGGTTGAGCGGACGGTCCCGTCCGGGTTGATGACCTGGACCGCCGCGAACTGCGTCCCGCTGTTGGTGTTGCTGATCTGGATGCCGCTCGGAACCCCGACGACGTTCATCACGATCCGGTCGCCCTGCACCGCTATGAGGGAGGCCGGGAGGGGCGGATCGTTCTCCCCGAAGCCGGGCATGAGGTTCTGCTGCTCGGTGATCGTGTCGGCGAAATCATCGACATAGGCGACGATCGCCCCGCCGGTGGCGACGGCGGGGTTGATGTAGTTGGCGACGGTGCCGAGGTAGATCCATACAAGCGTACCGCCCGTTTCCGTAACCGTCGTAGAACCCGGTGTAAGCATACCACCCGGAACTTGAGGCCCGGTGCCCGCTGATGTCCCTCCGGGCGTGTCACATAGCCATACAGCCCCGTCGTTGGTGACAATCGAAGTATATTGAGTATAGGTGACCGTAGCCGCCCACGCCGCTAACGCCGTTCCGTCCACACTCGACGGAGTTGGGAGGAGATAGTACTGCGTCCCGTTCTGCAGAGTCCCGTAGAAGGCCACATACGACGGGCGCGGCGCCGGATAGATTTCCGTCCCAAGAACCGTGGTGACGATCTTGACATTCTTGTTCGTGCTCCAGACCTGCACCGTCTGCGGCTGCGACGGAGAGGATTCGCGCATCTCGTCGTCCAGCACGGTGATGGCGTAGGAGACGGTGACGATATTGGAGATCAGAAGCCAGGTGACACCGCCGTCGATGAACTCGGTGGTGCCGACGACGGGATTTAGGCCCGGATCCGGGGCCGAAACGCCGCTCGTCCCGGTCACGATGCACTGCCAGATGCCGAGGTTCGAACTCACGATTGAGATCGGGCCGCTATCGGTATAATGCGTCGAGGGCGCCCAGGCGATCGGAATCGAAGGGTACGAGGTGACCGAGAAGACCAAGTTAGGCGCATAGATGAAGGGACTAATAATCCCCATCGGCAGGACAGCCCCGTTACTCTTCATTTGATAGGCGCTGAAGCTGTTGTTTTGCTGGACGGCGAAGAGGTCCGTCAGGAACCCCGCGAACCGGACCCGCTGCCCGGTCAGGATGTAGGCGCCGAACGCCCCCGCCCCGAACGTTGGCGGGTACTGAAGCGGCGACGCGACCGGGTAGGAGTTGAGTTGCCCCCCCTGCGCGACGGCCATGCGTCCGGGGACCGGGGGGACGTAGGCGCCTCCCAACGTGGTATAGTATCCGTCCGTCTGGTACAAGTAACCGATCCCGTCGATCGAGGCGAACGGCGGGGGGGAGAGGGTCGGCGTCACGCTCTGGACGTTGGCGCGCAGGTTCCCCTGCCGATCCGCCAAACAGTTGGTCAACTGCTGACACATCGACGGCGGGAGGACCGCCGGGTCGGTGGCGTGGTCCATCCCGGCCGGGGCGAGTATAACGTCCTTCGGGTGACGGCTAATTGTCGTCTCTCCTCTTCATCGTCCGTGAGATCCTCAAGCGTCCACGTGCCGCCGTTCACATCCCCGGCCCACCGTTGCCGCCGCTGGCGCCGAACTTCTTGCGCTGTGGGCCGAGTTTCTTTCCCATAACGCTCGGCCCGATCATGACCGCCCCGCCGGCCGACATCGGTGGGCTGACGCCGGGTGTCGAGGCCAACGCCCGCGCCCGTGCGTTCGGGGCGCCGGGCATCGCAACGCCGACGGTCGGCGGGGGCATCGCTTTAGGGGAGTTTAGCGGGCTCGGTCCCCGACCCGTAGGTTTCTGTGGCTTCGCCATCGGGGTTTTGCTCAGGTTGGGTGACGATCCCATCCCCGGCATCATGGATTTCTTCGCCATCGGTCGGTTTCTCCTCTTCCTTCGTGATTGGCAGGTTATCCAAACGGCCTCCCGGCATCTCTGCCAATAGCGGCCCCTTGAGGTTTTCCAAATCGGTTGTGATTCCCGACTTCTCCGATTCCGTCATCGTCCTAATGGGGGATGCGGACGAAATCGGTGCGAACGGCGTCAGGTGCGGTTCCGCCGGGATCTTCGACGCCCGCATCGCCGCCCCCGCCGCCGGGTCGTTCGCGTTGATCGGTACCTCGTCGGGTGCGACGTGGGCGTTATCCATCGGCGGCGCGGGGTACGTCCCGACGTGTACCGCTCCCGTCTCCATCTTCGTTGCCACCAGCGGGGGGTTATCGGTTGTTTCCTTCTCCTCATCTCCGAATGCGTGCTGACGCAGGAAGGCCATCAGCATCTCCTTGTCGATCAGGTCGTGCCGCTTGTAGGCGGCTTCCAGATCCTCGAATAAAGTTCGAAGGATGTTGCCGGACTTCTTCGGCGGCGCGGGCGCGGGCTCACCCGCCGGCGCTATCGGTTCGATCGGTTCGGGCGTGGTGTCGGTTGTCATCGGTTGCGTATCCTTTTCCCTGTGCGTGCGACGAGTCGCGGGTTTACCTCTTCTGCTTGGAAGGAATGCCAGCGGGCTATATCCTTAATGCCCTGTGCTATCTGCGGCAGTAGATCCTGCATCCTCTGCCGCGCGTCGGGTTCCGAGGGGCGATAGGTGCAGATGAGATAGGCCGCCAACTTCCCGATTATCATCTGGAAGTCTGACGGGAGTTGATCTATCGTGTCGGAGTCCGACGCGAAGCCGGGGAAACTCGTCCCCGCATAGATCGTCAGGATCCCCCCGGCCTGGCTAACCGGCGGAATGAGGGCGATGTTCCCCCCGTCCACCCAATAGTAGTAGGGGACTTGTGCCCCGGTGTAGTTGTCGAAGTTGATGAATGTGCTGTCGAGTTGCCAGTAATTTGTGGGGATCAAGCGGATGGCGTACTGACCGTTGGCGGTGAAGGTGGCACGACGGACGGTGTTGACACTCAACTGAACGGGGCAACCGATGATCCCCGCGAGCGGGATGAACTGCGGGCCGGTATAGGTCCCTGACACCGGCGAGACCGGAATCTGGATCGGCAGGGTGACGTGCAAATTACACCGCCGGTTGATCTCCGCCAACGCCTCCCCGAGCGCCATGTTCAGGACCGCCGCGTAGGGATAGGGGAAGTCAATCGAATCCGCCCCCGCCGCACCGAACGGGGAGGCGTCCACCGGCGGAATCTGCCCGAGGATGCGCCGGGTGACGTCGCGCATCACCGGGCGGGTGATGGAGCACAGGGTTCCGATCGGATCGGTGTTCGAACAGGGGATGACGCACGCCAGGGTCATCGTACCGGGAACCGGCGAGACGGTCTGCAGTATCCCCGGCCCCACGAGGACCTGAACGTTATAGGTTCCCGTGTTCGGGTTCGTGTAGGCGATCTGGACGGAGGACTGCCCCGGCTCCATCGTCACATTCGGAGAGGGGAAAAATTGCCCCGTCCCGCTCAAATCCACGAGCGTGAACGCCTGCGTCTCCCCCGCCGTCAATTCGACGGGATTGCCGGAGTTGTCCACGAGGGTCAGGGTGATGACACATTCACACCCGACCTGCGCCGTCTGGGCCGTATATTGATAAGTCGCCACCGTCCCCGTCGAGTTCGGTGACAGGACCCGAAACGAGGCGTTGAAGCAACATCCGTTGTCCCCGTAGACGTTATCGTTCTGGCAGACCCAGACGTACCCACCCGCGCCGCCGTTGATCTGGGAGGCCAGGACGATCGAGGACCGACCCGGAAAGGCCAGTCCGGTATCGTGCCCCATCCAGGCCGGTGCGACGTCGGTTGCGGTGAACTTCAGGGCCAACGCCTGCGCGGGACCGATCAGGGAGAGGATCGGATTCGAGCCGAAGTCGCCACCAGGCGCGGGGCCGGCGGACGGTGGCCCGCTGTGCCGACCACCGCCAGGATAGGATCCCTCCGGATAGGCGTAACCGGAAGCCGAGTATTCCGCCTCCCCCCCGGCGATGACGGAGAGGGAATCCCCGGCGGGGACGAAGACGCCGGTGGCCTGCCAGCCCTGTAAGGAGGCGGTACAGGTGACGTTATCAACATCAGACACCTGCGTGTAGGCCGATTGGTTCGACCAGGCGCCGGGGTCGCCGTAACCCGCCTGATTCTGGCAGGGGGCGTAGCCGCTGCATCCGCCGGGTGGGACGACGGGCATCGGCTACTTCTTCTTCCGTTCGGACTTCTTCCGGGCGATGTCGGCCTTCCGTTCCGCCTGGAACCCCTTCAGCGGTCCCTTGAAGGTCGTATCGGGTGCGCCCTTTCCGTCCGGCTTCTTATTGTCGTCGGTGTCTTTCTTCATGTCATCGTCCTCCTGCACCGGCCAACGCCTGCACGTAACCGGATTGATCGAGGTTGGTGTATTGGGCCAGTGTGCTGGCCTTCCACAAATCGGGGAATGTCTGCATCGCCTGGGGACTGAACCCGTTTTTCCATGCGTAAATTTGCCCGTAACCCTCTTGAGCCATCGGATAGTATTTGGTGAAACGGTCGTCCTGTTCGACGTCCGAGGCCATCCGGGCACAGATCAAGGCGGTGGCATAAAAGAGTATGGCTGTCTGATAGCTAGGTCCAAGCGAGTTCGCCGGGATCATGTCGGTATCGTTTATCAGGTCCTGCAACCCCTCTTGGATCGTCAGGACGATCTGGCCGGCGTACTGGGGCGGCGGCAGCACGGCGAGCGCGTTCCCCTCGAGTTGAAACTGAATCGGCACACGCGCGGGTAGATACTGCTGATAGGGGACGAAGCCGCGCACCCCCTGATTGTAGGCGTAGGGTTCCAGCCTCACAGATTGCCCCGTCACACTGTCCACCCAAATACAATTATTCACTTCGTTTACGTCATCTGCATTAACGATAGACGTATCATAAGCGACGTAATAGACGCCGACGTAACCGGGCTGAACCGGCGGGACCGAGATCGGCGGCAGGGTCGTCACCGGCCCGCAACGACACATCCGGTTGAGGGCGTCACAGGCGGCATTTATTAGCTCTACTATCGTAGGATTATCAGGATCCGGTTGACCCGTCGGCAACGCGCCCGCAGACCCCGGCGGACTCTCGTCTATCGGGGGCACGATCTGGAGGAGTCTGCGGCAGTAATCGCGCATCTGAGCTAAGTTGAGCGTTACGTTAGCTATTGACGTCCCTCATTCCCCTCTTCGGCCCGGTGGTCGAAATCGTAGGTATCACTCCTCGGCTGCACCAGAACGCCGTAATCATCTCGGACGAGTTCTGCCTGCCTGTTATTCCAAAAGCCAGATCTTTGGTCCTGCGCCCGAGGGCCTAAACCAAGTCTTAGCCCCATGAACATCGACGGATTTCTCCGGTACGGAAGCCGTTTGCGCGGTGTCAATTCACACTCCCAACTACACAAACCAAATGGCAACATTACTCAAACCGCAACTATGCGCCCCGCTATCGTCGCAGGCGAGTTCCAGTACCGGCGACGAGGCGACGACGGGCCATTTGATCGGCGAAGAGGCTGTGATAACGCCCCCTGTGATCGTCCCTACCGGGGCGCGCGCCATATTTGCCAGGGCGACCCCGGTCCCCCCCATGCAGACGTAAAGGGGCGTTCCCGACGAGACGGCAGCCCCGAGGGGATAGATGACGACCTGCTCCGTATCGGGGGGGATCGTCAGGGCCGTCGGTGTATTGGTCAGGGCGATGTACTCGAAGCCGCCGGGACTGTTCGCGTTCGCATCGCTATAGCTGTTCGATTGGTTCGGGACCACCGGGGAGCCGGAAACCTGAACCGTCGTCGTCACCGTGCTGGAAGCACTCATGAGAGGACCGCCCCGTTAGTCTCCAGATTCAACAATTGCACACTCGTCAACAGGTCGAACGTATCCGTGTTCGTCGCCCCGGTGATCGAACAGGTGATGGCGATCGTGTTGACCGCCGTCGCCCCGCCCGCCTGCGTGGCCGCCAACGCGCCGAAGGTCAGGCCGTGGCCGCCGCCGTTATCCGCCTGAATGTTGCTGCCCAGGGCCGAGACCGCCCCCGAGGCGACGGCTCCGGCGACCCGCTGGAAGGATCCCGTAATCTCCGCCGTCCGGCTGGATGAACCCGCCGATGTCTTGTTCGTCATCGTTATGATCGCCGAGAAGCCACCCCCGGCGGCAACGTTGGGGATCGTCAGCGTGAACAACGTTACTACAAGTGCGCCCGTCGGGAGTACGAGGCCCGGCTGAAACTTCGGGAACCATTCGGTAACGCCCGCCGCCCCCGCCGAGGGGGTCACCCCCTGGAACTGCGGCCCGGTGCTGGCGATGTTGGCGACCGTCAGAGTCCCCGCCGAACCCGTAATCCCACCCGCCGTCAGGACGATGTTGCCGACGTCCAGCGTCAGGTTTCCGGCGGTGATCTCGACGTTCCCCGTCCCCGGCGTATTCTGCCCCTGCGGGTTCAGGAGGGGCGTAACGGTCAGACCCGTGAAGTTCGTCGCGCCCGGTGTGGTTGCCATTTCAGTTATTCTCCCTTCTATCGGATATTAACCGAAATAGTTAGAGGCCCGTCGAGCCGTACGTACCTCTATAATTGCTCGCACCCAAATCAAAGCGACAATGCGCGGTAACGATTTGACTGCTGGTGTTGATGTCATACGCCGTCTCCGTACGATACGCGTTGCGCATGAAGAAGTCGAGGTAGTGTTCGTCGGCGACCTCGAACCAGGCGTTGTTGGTGCCGGTCGAACCGGACTTCTGGAACCAGGCCCAGTCGATGATCTCGACCTCCTGCAGGGCGTTCTCCGTCCGGTTCCCGCTGAACGCCTCCCAGAAGCCATCTACGACCTGGCGGGCGACGTAGCGCAGAGAAGGGTTGATGACGATCGCCCGGGGCCGGTTCTCGATATACCCGATATTGCTCTCCGGCTTCTGCGTCCGCAGGTTCGTCTCCGCCGCCTGCAGGGAGGCGATCGAGAGGTCCACGTCCGTGGCGGGCCGGTTCGCCGCCGTGATGTAGGGCTGCGTGCTGCTGATCGGATGGGCGACGTTGAACAGCGAGAGTCCGTCGAACATGCCGGGTACGTTCGTCCCGGTCGCGTAGCCGTTCACGATGAAGAACTGGCTCGTCTCGTTTTCGAGCAGGTCCTGGAAGGCGCGTGCCATCGCGCCGGCCTTGCCGGGCAGCACCTTGTGGATCACCGCATAGAGGTCATCCTCGATGTCCTCGGAGGCGAAGCTGTCCCCGAGGCCCCAGGAACGCATGATGTAGCGTTTCGGGAAGGAGGGCGCGATCGCCGCCTGCTGGACGTTGCCGCCGGGGACGCGGAACTGCGGCAGGATCCCGTAGGTGCTCCAGTTCTGCATATCGACGATCCGCGAGTCCGCCGTGTCCACGTGGAAGATGTCACGCCACTTCGGATCCCAGAATTTGTACTCCAGGATCATTTGTTTCGTAAAACCCCTTTGAAATAAGGGATATAAATTCTGTGAGGCCATCTGCCTTCATCTCTCCTTCTCGGCGACGATCGCCCCAAACTAGTTAGAGCTATAGTTGATCCCGGTCGCCGCCTGCTGGAACGCCCCCAACACCTCCACCAGTACCAGCGGCCCCAACGTGGACGCGGGACAGAGGAGGTTATAGAGGGGGTCCGTCTCAACGGGGGCGAGGATGCGCAGACACTCGTCAGCGGCGGCGGCGCCGTTGCCGACCCCGGCGGTGCCGGTTCCGACCTGAACGGTGTAGAAGGGCTGGCCCTGACCGGCCAGAGTGACGTTCGCCGCCGTGCCGGGATAGAGGAAGATGGCGAAGGGGGACGTAATCACGAGCGGGCCGCCGGTCGTGCCGGTTACGAAGGTGTTGTTCACCACCGATGCGGGATACAAGGAAGTAGTCATGGCCGCCCGGATCGCCGTCTGCGCCTGCGCCGCCGTGGTCGTGGTGCCCAGAGTTGATGTCGCCGTACCGCCGGTGAAGGTGCCGCCGCTGTAGGTGCCGGTCCCGTTGCCGCCCACCACGATCGTCGAGTTCCCGCTGAAGGTCATCGTCCAGACGTAGAAGTTGATCTGGATCCCCGCCAGAGTGTTATCAAGCTGATGCTGCAGCGTCAGTCCGTTGGGGAAATCCTCGAAGTTGAGGTCGAGCCTGGCCCCGAACTGCTGCGCCCCGCTGAAGCGATCCACGACGACGTAGTTGCGCCCAGATGCGAAGTCGGCGCCATACCCGGCGGAGTCGCCCGGCAACGAATAGATCGTCCCGCCGGGCATCGGACCGAGCGCCTGCACGACGCCGACGCTATTGGTAGCGATCGGGGATGAGTTGACGCCCAATATGCCGGCGACCGGCGTCCCCTGCTTATAGTTGGCGGCCTTGTCCGCCTGCAGCAACATCCGGCAGACGACGTCGGCATTTGCATCGGTCAACGTGGACTTTGTCGTGAGGACGCAGAGGTCCCCGGCGTAGAGTTGCGAGGCCGGCGGCGTGCCGGTGCCGTTGAGGCTATTGGCGGCGAGGTAGGGGGCACGATCCGGTACGGGGATCTGCGAACCGCGCACGCCTTGAAAACTGAATCCCGACATTTGGTGAGATCCTCCTTATCAGCGCCGCGCTGCGGGCTGTCGTCCCTTCTGTTGCTCCTGCCGGGCGGCAGCCAATGCTGCGGTCCGCTCCCTCGGCGTCTGGGGGCCGAATCCCACCGCCCCGGCGCTGAACTGCTGCGAAGCGGGAACCGTCCCCGCGAACATCTCCTGCAGTCTCTCCTGACTCACATGCTGATGCCGGTTCCCGCGCCGGGCGCGCGCCTCGTCGCGGTCGATGATGGCGCGGGTCTGCGCCGGAGAACCGAACGCCGTCCCGCGCAGGACGTCCTCGTAGGCGATCATCCGGGTCGGCCCGACCACCCCGGCGGCGACGTTGCGGTCGTGTTCGGCCCTGACATCGTTCGAGTCACGGGTGAAGGGGTTGCGTCCGTCGGGATAGTCGGTGTGCTTGCTGAGATAGCCGACGAAACCGGCGGCATCGGGCCTCTCGCTGTCCACCACCTTCATGCCGGACTCGTAGTATTTCCGATACTCCAGGTCCTCCCGGTCGCGCGCCGCGATCATGGACTTCGGAACCGCCATCGCCTTGACGTCCATCTCCTCCCACGGGGAGCCTTCCAGGACGAAGGCAGCCTGACCGCTGCGCCGCTTAATCTCCATCACCCGATTGAAGTCGTTCTTGTACACCCCCGGTTTGCGCACGATGATGTGCGTGAAGTCTTCGGGGTTCGCGTCGGGCTTGTTCGCCCGGATCAGTTCCGCCCGCTCGTCGGGGGACATGTAGAAGGTCCGCATCCCGTCGGACGCCAGGTTGTCGATCGTGTAGGCGCTCGCATCCTGGGGAACGGCGGCCCCGTGGGCGTAGGGGGAATCGCGCAGATGATAGGCGTCGCCGGTATCCTCATCGGTGACCTCACGGTCCCGCGAAGCCAGCAAGGCGGCCATCTCATCGAATCGGCGCTGCAGGGCGGCGTACTTCTCCTCCAACGTCTCCGGTTCGGCGTCGGCGATGTGATCCTGGGCCGACTGAAGGTTTGCGGCGGCCTGTGCCTGCTCCGTGCGTTCCTGTTGCTGTTGTACTGTGGGTCGGGCCATCTACCTAGCGTCTCCTATTCCCCCGCACCTCGGGCGCCATCATGATGTTGGCGATGTCGCCCTCGTCCAAGAAGTCCACCACCGGGGCGGCACCGTTTCGACGCGTCGCCGGCTGACGAACGGTCGAGGCCACCGACGCGGAGGCCGAACGCCCCCCGGACGGGGACGGAACCCGCGCCACCGCCGGACGTGCCGGAATCGCAGTCGGTCCCTGCGTCCCGCGCCCCTTACGGATCAGGTCGGCGGCCTTGCAGATGGCGTCCTCGGGGTCCATGCCTTTGAGGGCAGCCTCACGCCCCAAAGCCTGCATCACGGCCCAGGTGACGGTTTCCTTCTTCGCCCGAACCTGCGGGTCGGCCACCGACGCCAGTACCTGCCGGATCTCCGGGCCGAAAGCCCGCGAAAACTCCGGTGCCTTATCCGCCAACCGCTGCATGTGATAGCCAGCCACCGCCGACGAAGCCTCGAAGCCCTGAATCGCACGCGCGGCGGCGCGCTCTCCGGCGGCCTCGGCCATGCGAATCGCGTCCGCGCGGGTGATGAACTGCTGTTCGTCCGCGTCGGTTATGGTCGGCGCGGTCGCCCCGGACGGCCCCCAATAGGTCGGAGCGGATGGGTTGTATTCCTCTTCCGGCTGGACCGCCGCCGGTTCGACTTCGGGCGCCGGTGCCTCTACCTCTTCGATCTGTTGGACGGCGACAGGATAGCCGTTCTCGTCCAACTCCACCCCTTCGAGTTCAGCCTCCGCCCCTTCCTCCTCCAGATAGTTGGTCTCGGAGGGCTGCGAGCCTTCCTCTTGGCCCGGCTGCGCCTGCGGTTCCTCTTCGATTAGCAATGTCGGCATCGCGTTCTAACTCCTGTTTCCTCGTCTCAGCCTTGTTCTCGGCAGCGTTCTTCACCATCTCGGCTCGTCGTTCGGGGAGGGTGAGCAGACTGTGGTAGGCCCGCAATTCTCCCTGGGCGGCCCGCAGTTCGTCGTTGCTGGTCGCCCGCATGACGGCGAGACTCGCCTGTTCCTTGAAGGTCTGCAGCATCTCCTGGAACTGCGGCCAGAAGGGGCTGGAGACGAGGGCCTGCCAGTCGGGTTCGTTGGTTGTCATTTTGGCCTCTCCCCGAGCCACTTCTCGGCGTTGTCGATCCCGGCGTCGCGCAGGATCTTCGCCGCGCCGTCGTGCAGGAGTCCCTCCCGACCCGGAAACTGCGACAAGGCCGAAAAGAAATTGAACTGCACCGATTGGGCGAAGAGGGACAGGTTGACCTTCTCTTCGAGGGAGCGGGTCATGCCGCCCGCGTGTCGGGATGTGTCGATCATTCGTTCCTCTCGCTACGCCGCCTGTGGCCCCTGTGCCATCTGCGACTGTACCGCCCCGCCGGCCTGCGCCACCCCACCGGGCGCACCGTTCCCCATCCGCTGAATCGGCGGGGGGATCTGTTGGGCGATCACCTGCGGCGGCACGCCCTGCGCCACCATTGCCTGCACTTCGGGACTCTGCTCCCACGCCTGGATCGGCGGGAGATTGGCGGGCGGCTCGGGGCCGATCCAGCTTTCCGGCTGCCTTATCATGTCCGTCGCCATCAGGAGTTCCCGCGCCGCGTGCCACTTCAGCGGCCAGTATTGGGGCGGTACGGCGTTCAGGGAGGCCAGGTAGTCGTCCATGATATTCTTCGCGAACTGCAGGATCTGCATCCGCGTCTCGGGGTTCGCCGTCTGACTTGTGGCCGTCGGCGCGTACCGATACTGACCACGCAGGTTGTCGGCGGTCAGGGTGAACTGCCGTCCGCCGGACATGAACGTCTGGGTCTGTCCGTGTCCCAGATGACGCGACGTCAGGACGATGATCCGTTCCGCGAGCAACTCGATCGAGGACTGAAAATTGCTGTTGAAGAGGTCGAACTTCGACGTCGCCCCCTGCATCATGTTCTGGATCTCGTCATTGTGCCGCTGCTTGGTCTGCGGGTTCATCTGCCCGTACCCCTCGGCAGCACAGACCCCTTGCGCCCGGATGACGAGGCCGGAATGGACGGACTCCATCAGGGAATTATTGCCGCCCATCACCAACGGACGGATCGAGTTCGGAACCTTCTCGGCGATGATATTGCCGGGGAAGACGCTGAAGCGGTCCAGTCCCCAATAGTCCTCTTCGGGGACGATCAGGACCGGGGCGGACTGGAAGTTCGCGCTGTCGATGCGCCAGCGGACGGCGGCGGTCGCCTCCTCCTGCAACTGCTCCAGCATCGAGGGGATGCAGTTGCCGTAGAAGGAGTTCGGCTCCGGGAGGATGTAGAAGGCGATATAGGGGCGCTCGTCCTCCTCCCAGAGGGCCATCTTGAGGACGTGAGACCCGCACATGACGACCATCACGTCCTCGCCCAGATACTCCTCGGGGATGCGGAAATCATCAAGCGTCCGGAAGCCGTCACGCCGCAGGTAGGGCAGTTTGCCGATGTAGAGGAAAAGTTCATAATCGCCGTCGCCGTAGTCGGCGTTCTGATTGTTGACGCCGAAGTACTCATCCCGGCGCCGCGCCCAATCATTCGATCCTCGATAGCCACTCGGCCCACTCTGAAGGACCTCTTCCACGGCATCGAGATCGTATCCGTAATCCTCGATGCCGTCGATGAGGGTCTCCTCCGACACCCACATCCGTTCGCAGACGCCCTTCGCCTCCTCGATTGAAATGGGGTTATCGCCGCAGAGGTAGAAGTTTGCCAGATCGACGACACGGAACTCGCATCCCTCACTCACGACCTCGGGCCGGCTCACCGTCACCTCTTCGAAGTCCAGTCCGGGGTCCCGTTCCACCCCCTCCGGCAGGATCTGTCCGTCGCCATCGAGGACCCGGTAGCCGGTCCGGCGGACGTTGCGGATCTTCTGCTGCCAGTTGACGAAGAGGATCCCCACCGGGTCGCGCAGGGTGTTGTGGATGAGGTTCTCTTTGACGTTGTAGAGCCTGTACTCCGCGTTCTTCCAGGTCAGCCAATTCTCTTGCAGGCGTGCGTTATCTTCCCCACCCTCATACTGCGCCTCCACGTACACCCACGGATCCCGCCGGCACGCCTGCGCCATCATGGCTTTGAGGGCCGTGTGATTCTCTAGCGTCATCGGGTCGTTCAGGACACAGGCGTCCCGGTAGTGAAGGGGGCCGACCGGGAGGCAACGACACTTGAGTTGATCGTCGAAGTCGGCCAAGAGCCCGTCCCGATTGATGCAGGACTGAACCGCCCCGGAGATGCGGGCGTGGAGGGCCGCGCCGATGTCGCGGCGCAGGTCGGCGTCGAAGTCCAATTCTATCGGGTCGGCGGTGGCGGCCAAAGGAAAATCCCCCGACGAATCTCTTCGGACTCGTCGGGGGATAGGTTAGCGGAAAATAAATTAGGCGTCAATAAAAGTCAATACGTTGACTTTATCTAGCCTCCTCAGTATCACGTGGCACCACCGCCCGCATCCGGGGCAGGTGCACCATCCGCACCGACGCGCAGAAACGACTCTCACTTTCCAGCATCAGGCGCACGACGGCCTCTTCGCGGTAGAGGCGAACGTGATACTCGCCGCAACGCCAGTCCACCCCCTCGCGAAGCCGGCCCCGATCCCGCCAACGCCTCAAGAGGTTGTCGAAGGACTGGAGGGCGTCACAGGGGGGGATGGCGTAACGGTCGGCTAATTGGCGGGTTGTGAGGAAGTCCGACA